ATAATTGTTTTTATAAAAAAAATATATTATTTTTGCAAAAAATAAATATAAAAAATATGAGTGATTTTGTACAATTTCCTCCACAACAACTTTCTTTTAAAAGGAAGAATAAAAAATGGAGAAAAACTGTATTAGATTGGGCAGACACAAAATCTTTTACTCATTATTCTCCTGTAAGAAACAGTGTTTTACATAAAAAGATTAATTATGATTTAATGAATGGTATATTGCACATGAAGGATATGGAAATAGTTTTAAATCCTGAAGCAATAAAATCAAAATATTTACCTGAAAAAATTCAACATTATCCTATAATTAATAGTAAAATTAATGTTTTAATTGGAGAAGAATTAGGAAGAGTATTTGATTATAAAGTTGTAGTTACTAATCCTAATGCTATATCAGAAATAGAAGAAAATAAAAAACAACAAATACTTAAAGAAATAACTGCAGAGTTACAAAATGAATCTCAATCAGAAGAAGAGTTTAATCAAAGGTTACAAAAAATAAATGATTTCTTTTCTTATGAATGGCAGGATATGAGGGAATTAAGATGTAATATGCTATTAAATCATTATGTAAAAGAAGATAATTTACCTCTTTTATTTAATAAAGGATTTAAAGATGGCTTAATTACAGGAGAAGAAATATATAGATGTGATATTAGGAATGGTGAACCTATTATAGAAAAATTAAATCCTAATAAAGTTTATGTATTTAAATCGGGATATTCAAATAAAATTGAAGATGCTGATGTTATTATTATTGAAGATTATTTATCCCCAGGGCAAATAATTGATAGATATTATGAATATCTTTCTGCTAAAGATAGAGAATATATTGAAGGATTACCTTATTCTAATTCTAATGAAACAAATGAAGAAGAACCAAGAAATGCTTGGATTAGCAGTGACTTAGTAGGAGATGAAAATAATGGATTCTTTTCAAATATGTTAGAATTTACTGAAGGAAACACAACTGCTATTGATACTCCTTTTGATATGTATGGTAATGTAAGAGTTTTACAAGTTTATTGGAAATCAAGAAGAAAAATTAAAAAAGTAAAATCTTATAATCAAGAAACAGGTGAAGAAGAATTTAATTTCTATCCCGAAACTTATGTTTGTGATGAAACAAAAGGAGAAGAAGAAACTACTTATTGGATAAATGAAGCATGGGAAGGTACTAAAATAGGTAAAGATATTTATGTAAATATGAGACCTAGAATAGTTCAATACAATAGATTAAGCAATCCTTCAAGATGTCATTTTGGTATTGTTGGTTCTATTTATAATCTTAATGAAGATAAGCCATTTTCTTTAGTAGATATGATGAAACCTTTTAGTTATTTATATGATGCTACTCATGATAAGTTAACTAAATTATTAGCAAGAGATTGGGGTATTTTATTACCAGTAGATTTAGCTAAAATTCCTGATAAATGGAGTGTTGATAAATGGCTTTATTTTGCTAAAACAAATGGTATTGTAGTTGTAGACAGTTTTAAAGAAGGTAATAAAGGAGCTGCTACAGGTAAACTTGCAGGAGGTTTAAATAATAATACTAGTGGTGCTATAAATGCAGAATTAGGCAATTCTATTCAAGGTTATATTAATATCTTGGAATATATTAAATCAGAAATGTCTGAAGTTATAGGTGTTTCAAAACAAAGAGAAGGCCAAATTTCAAACAGAGAAACTGTAGGTGGTGTAGAAAGGTCTACATTACAATCTTCTTATATTACTGAATATCTATTTAATATTCATGAAGATGTAAAAAGAAGAGTATTAGAATGCTTTATAGAAACTGCTAAAGCTGCTTTAAAAGGTAGAAATAAAAAATTTCAGTATATATTGCCAGATGGTCTTTCAAAGATTATCACTATTGATGGAGATGAATTTGCTGAAAATGACTATGGTTTAGTAGTAGATAATAGTAAAGGTACTCAAGAACTAAATCAAAAACTTGATATGCTTGCCCAAGCTGCTTTACAAAATCAAGCTTTAGACTTTTCTGCTATTTTAAAATTATATACAAGTTGTTCTATGGCTGAAAAGATTAGAATGATTAGTAATAATGAACAGCAAAGAAAACAAGAAATGCAGCAACAGCAAGAACAGCAATCTCGACTTCAACAGCAACAGTTAGAACAAAATGTTAAATTAAAACAAGATGAAATGGAGCAACAATATAAGATAGCACAAGAGAAAAATCAAACTTCTATTACAGTTGCTGAAATTAATGCTCAAAGTAATCTTCAATATAATTTAATGAAAAATCAAAATGATGGTGTTGATGAAGTTTCTATAGAAGAAGCAAGAGCTAAATTACAAGAATCTATGAGACAATTTGATGCTAATTTAGATTTAAATAAAAAGAAATTAGAATTAGACAAATTAAAAGCTGATAGAGATTATACAATACAACAAAGAAAATTATCTCAAACACAAAAAAACAAAACAATAACATAATTATTTTAAATTATAAAATATGGAAGCAAAATATTTAAGACCAATACTAACAGCAAAAGAACCTAAAAACAAAAATGTTTTATGGTGTCATGATGGAAAAATTTCGTATTATGATAAAGATTGGAAAGATATAAGTGGTGGTAGTTCTGAAGTTACTGATTTATCTACGAGTGTTTTACAAAATAGTTTATTACAATTATCAAGTGGTCTTTATAGTTTAAGTTCAAGTATAAATATACATAGTGATGTACTTAAGGGTGACAAATTATCGTTTAATACAGGTACTTTTGATACCATTAATGTAACTAAAGTGAATATTGAGGGACTTGAATTATCAAGTAGAGATGTAAAACAACTATATGAAAGTGTTGATATTTCTACTACATATTTTAGCATTTCATTGTCTACTATAATGACTACTGAACAGTATAGCAATTTAAATGGTAATAGTATTACATTTGCGAATAGAATATCTAGTTATGCAGTAGGATATGGTGCTTATTTAATATATGTTTCTTCTGAACTTCAACAAACACAACTTTTAAATCTTTCTTCTTGCTATATGAATCCAATCCATGTTTCTAATGAGGACTCATCAAAATGGACTTTATCAGATGCTCAAAATATATTAAATCAACTTCAAATAGCTGGATATTTTAGAATTACTACAAAATCTTAAATTTTTATTATAATGATTTTAACTGAACAAAATATTCAAGAAATATATAAATATTTTCTTAAAAAAGGAGGTATTAAAGATAGTCAGTTTGATATAAAGCAGTTAAGTTCTATAGATAAAGAATATATATATTTTCCAATAATATATGATACACCAGAAGAAGGATTAAAATTTGATAATGGTAGATTATCATATAATGATATTAAAGATAATATTGAAAGTGATATAGGTGAATCAGTAATAGGAATACTTTCTTCTTGTCTTATAAGAGGTATACCTTATAAAGAAGAGGGTTCACTGGATAATAATAGTCTACCAAGTCCTTTTGATTTTTATGTTCAAAATCCTTCTACTGAATGTTATTATAAAATCTCTTATGGAGGTGATTCTCCTTTTTCTATTTCTTATAGTGTTGACAAAGATTATCAATCAATTAATTATAAAAAACTAGTAGAAATTACAGGACCATTTAATGAAAATCCTTTGAAAGATGATTGCTTTATTGACCCTAACATATTCTTTCAAGGTTGGAAAAATAAAACTTCTTTTTTACAAAATGAAGAGGCTGATTATATAACAACTATGAGTGCCCATGGATTTGCGGCTAGAAATAGCAATGGTTTTTTTATATTAGATCAACTTGTCAGTGGAACACTTGGGTTATATATAATACCTTCAACTAATTATGATGGTCCAATAGGAGTATATATTGATGGAAAAACAGAAAAAGATATTTTAACTGCTGCTGGTACAACTACTCAACTTAAAACTATTAATGGTCAATCAATATTAGGAGAAGGAAATATTCAAATAAATACTACTTCTTCAAATAATATAATAATTCAATAATTTTAAAACACAATTAATTTAAATTTTTTATGGCTACAACAAATATAGGAAAACCCTTTGGGGTTGTTACTTCAAAAAATCAAGCAACTGCTATTACTGAAAGTAAACAAGATGCTAATTCAGGACAATTTTATATAACTAGAACAAATATTTCAAATACTGGTGATGTTGGTAATACTGAAGGAAATGCTTCAGAGGCTATATCACTTACAATAAATGGTAATGTTTTAAGAGGTATTAGTAAAGAGGATGCTATTAAATTAGCAGGTTTAAGTACTAATACTCATCTTACAGTAGGTTCAGGTTTAACAAAAACAGGAAACAATATTAATTTAAATTTAGGAACTGGTTTAAACACTGATGGCGATAGAAAAGTAGGTGTAAATGTAGCAGATTGGTTAATTACATCTGATAATAATAATATAATATTAGATGTAAATAACTTATCGGGAACTACTAAAGACGATAATTTATGTTATTATTCTAAAGGTGGTATTTATTTTTCAAATACAATAAAATCTGGTCAAAAATTTGATAATGTACTTACAGAAGGACAATTAAGTACTAAAAAATATTTACAAATAAGATGTGGTACAGGTTTAGCTTTTCAAGAAGGTTATCAAGCTATAGGAAGTAATTCTTCACAAATAATAGGACGTGATGGAAAATATTATGTTAATATTGATGATACTACAATAGGATTAAATAAAAATTCTGAATTAGCTGTTAAACATGATGATTCTTTAGAAACAACTTATGATGGATTATCAGTTAAGCTTCCCTCAACAGTAGTTGTACCCCAATTAGAATATTTACCAGTATCTACTTCAGCTATTTTAGTAGCTGAGAAAAGTTATGGTTTATGTGTAGACATTCCAGCTCTTACACGTTTAGTTAAATTAATAATGGGTGTTAAATAATTTATTTTAAAAAGAATAAAAAATAATAATTTTAAAAATTTATTATTAACTTTGCACAATAATCAATTTAAATAAATAAATAATGGAAGAGAAAAATTCAAAGAAAGATTTTAAAGTAAGTGTAGTAATTACTGCTTATAATGTAGAGAAGTATATTGAAAAAGCAATTAAATCAGTATTTAATCAAACTTATAAAAATATTGAAATTATTGTAGTAGAAGACCAATCTACAGATTCTACTAAGGATATACTTAAAGAATATGAAAAAACTTACAAGAGTGAGGTTACAAAAGATTTTCATGTAGTTTGGAATAAAGAAAATGTTGGTGCAGGATTATCAAGAAGATATGGCATTCAAAATGCTACAGGTGAATTTGTAATGTTACTTGATGCAGATGATTGGTTGAAAGAAGATTATATTGAAAAGCTTGTAAAGAATCAACAAGCAACTGATGCAGATATTATTAGTGGAGGTATTTCATACTATTTTGAAGATGATGATAAATTTGAAGTTACTACTTATGGTACTCATGTAAGTGAGGGAATGAAAAAATTTACAGATTATTCAAAAGGTAAGATTGTCTTTCTTAATAACAAGATTGTAAGAAAAAGTATGTATGATAAAGTTGAATATTGTGATAGAAGATATGTAGAAGATACTCCTGTTATTATGAAACTTCTTTATTATGCAAATAAAATTTCTTATATAAATGAAGCAGGATATAATTACTTACAGAGAAAAAGTTCTCTTTGTCATTCTAACTCTACTTGGAAACATCAACTATATTGTGCAGTGTGTTGTGCAGAATTGATTGAATGGTTTAAAGATAAAGAAGAAGAATATCGTAAACTTTTTCAACTTCCTCAATTTATAAGTTATTTAAAGAATATGAGTAAACTACCTGTTTCTAAAGAAGATTATGAGGGAAATGGTAAAGAACTTCTTACTTGTTTCAATTATCTTTTAAATAGCATTAATTTACATTAATAATATTATTAACATTTAATAATCCTATTTATACTATTGTATAAGTAGGATTATTTGTATATTTTTGTATCATAATTTAAATAAAGATAATTATGTCAGATATAATTGTAAATAAAAATCATGATATAAATTCATTACAAATAAGTATATTATTAAATCCTACTACAGGAAATACATTTACTTTAAATAGTGGATTTTTAATTAAAAATATTACAGAAGAAACTATGAATTTAGAAGTTAAATTATTAGGTTCTAATACTTATATTACAACTACTTTTTATGAAGGTTGGAATCCTGAAATAGTAAAAGAAATTAAAAATGTTCCAGAAGGAATACAAATAGGATATTAATATGGCAACAGCAATTATTGGAAATCAAAAACATAAACTTAAGGCTACTATTGTAGAACAATTACCTAATAAAGGTGTTAGTAATAAAATTTATTATGTATCTAATAAAACTACTGGTAATAATAAATATGATGAATATGTTTGGTTAAAAGATACTGAACATCCTAATGGTTATTTTGAAAAAGTAGGACAAAAAGACATTGATTTAGAACCTTATGCTTTAAAAGATTATGTTGATAAACAAGATAAAATTATTACAGACAAATTAACCAATTCTTATTATAATAAAACTCAAACTGATACAAAATTAGATACTAAAGTAGATAAAGTTGAAGGTAAGGAACTATCATCAAATGACTTTACTAATGAATTAAAACAATCTCTTGAAGAACTTATTAATAATAAAAATAATGTTTTAGACCTTTTATCTTATGGTGTTTCTTGGAAACCTAATGTTGGAGACCCTGTATTAACAAGAGTTGGTAATATGTCTTATCATAAAACTCTTCCTATTCAAAACAATATGAGAGGGTGTATTGCTCAAATGAAAGGTGGTGCTAAGATTATGTATTTCTTAGACCCGACAGATTGGAGATGGAGAGAAAATCCTAGAGGTAGTATACTTAAGAGCCAAGTACTAACTGTAACTGCAAGTACTTATACCATTACTAATGATGTATTTAGTACTTTACAATATGAGCATCAATGGGTTAAAATTAATAATATTCCATGTGAAGTTCTTAGTATAGATATTACAACAAAGACTGCTACTATTAAGCCTGATTCTCCTATAGATGCAGGTAATTATGATGTAGAACTAGGTGCTGTACTTAATGGTTATGATGGTGAAGTAATGGTCTTAGTTCCTGAATTTTGGATTAAATCTTGGGATACAGATACTAGAAGAGAAGTAAGAATAGCACCTTCAAAGATTGATGATACTTGGGAACATCAGCCTAAGTTATTAGTTGCTGCTTATCATGATACAGTGCTTAATACTATCCCTGAGAATATGGGTTACTTAAGTACATTGGAAGCTAACTCAGCTCTATCTGTAATGAATACCAATAGTTATTGTAGGGGTGGTAATAATTCATCTACCTATGATACTTATATTACTTCTGATAGATTCAGAAGTATGCTTGGTAAGCCTAGAACATCTATTTCAAGAGCTACTATGAGAGTTAATTGTAGAAGGTCTGGTAAGGAAATTCTCAGCTATTTACAGTATAAGAGAGTACTATATTGGCTATACTTTATTGAGTATGCTAACTTCAATTGCCAAGCTAGATTTAACTCTGAACTTACTTCTGAAGGCTTTAGACAGGGAGGTCTTGGTGATGGTGTTACTACTGTCAATGATAATTATTGGAACTTCTATAATGGTTACAGTCCATTAACTCCTAACGGATATACAAATGAATTTGGTAATGGGACTAACATTAAGGCAATGACAATGGTAATGCCTACTGTTAGTGGTGGTGAACCTACTTCTTCTACAACCCAATATGTACCTAGATGGCATGGTATTGAGAATCCATTTGGTGACATTTGGAATAATGTTGATGGCATTATCATTAATTCTTCTAGTATAGTTGAAAATGGTAAGAAGTATAGTGAAGTCTATGCTACTGAAGACCCATTACTCTATAGTGACTCTGATTATAGTAAGATGAGAGTAGTTGGTATAGAGCTTAATGAAGATGGCTATGTAAAGGAATGGGATTTAGGTAATACAGCAGAGATTATTCCTAGATTAAATGGAGGTAATACAACACAATATAAGTGTGATTATCACGGGATTAATAATGCTACAGGATTAAGAAAACTCATGCTTGGTGGCAACGCTAATATTAGTGGTAAGGCTGACTTGGGTAGCTTCCACTCTTACTATGATGTGGGTAATGCTAATGCTAATAACGGGTTCCGTTCTTCATGTGTTGTAGCTTAAAATAAAAAAGTTCTTAAACTCAAATTGAAATTTAATTACATATAAATATGTTAGAACCTAAAAGAATATATTCAAACATAATACCTACTACTATTGAAAATCTTGGTAATGGTAATTGGTACTATAACTATGACATTAAGTCTGAGAAAGTTGAATTACCTCTTCAAGAGGGTGAAACAGTACCTAAAGAGGAAATTAGATATAACTATATTCAGATTAAATTGTCAGATAAGCCTGAATATAAGAAGTGTGTAGAACTTCTTATTAGAGAGTTTATTACTCAAACACAAGAATTTGATTTAATTAATTCTGCAAATAAAGCTATTTTAGCAAATGATTTAACAAATCAAGATATTGTTAAATATAAAAAATATCTTACTAAAATAGAAGAAATTAAAAATAACGTAAAAAAAGATTTTCAACATTAAATAAATTAATTATTATGAGAACTAAAATTAAAGGTAGACCAAAACCTATTACTCCTAAAGCAGGTATTACTCGTGGTAAATATGCAATGGGTGGTAAATTAAAGAAATGTGGTAAGAAATCTAAAAAGTGTTAGTATGTATAACAAATTATTATATAAAATATTTTTAATAATCTTGAAGTATATTCCTGCTGTTATTACAATATTTTATATATTAAACACTTTTTTATTCTTTGTAGGTATAGATACTTTTTGGATAAGTTATTTTTCAGGAATATCTATACTTACTTGGATATTTTTGTATATATCTAGTTTTGTTTTTAAATATTGTAAATATCATAGATTAATGCTTTATTATATTGCATTAAATGATATTATAACAATAATAGATTATCATTATAGAATACCTATTGAAGATGAAACTTTATTTATGATACATAGTATTTTATTAGGTATTTTCATTATATTAATTGTAATTAAGTATGTTACAAATCATAAAAGAAATTTTATTAAAAATAGTCAATAATATAGATGTTGGAAATTCTAATATGACTATTCAAGACCAAATGAAAGTAATACAAGCTTTAAGGGAATATACTGATAAAGAAGTAAGGCTTAGTAAATATCAAGCTTGTAAATATGTAGGTTTAGGTAGAGCTTCTTTTGATAATTATGTAAGAAATGGAGCTTTGCCTAAAGGATTAAAACAGCAAGGATTTAAAGAGTTATTTTGGACTAAAAAGTCACTTGATGATTTTATCCATACAAGAGAAATATGTAAGAAAATGTAGTAAATTATGAAACATTTTTTATTTATATTGTTGACTTTAATATTATTGAATAGTTGTAAAACTAAATATCAATATATTGAAGTACCGAAAGAAACAATAAAAACAGAATATAAAAATAAATTAGTACATGATAGTATTTTTAGTATAGATAGTGTTTATATTAAAGAAAAGAATGATACTATTTATCATTACCAAACTAAATTTAAATATAAATATAAATATATTAGAGACACAATTTATAATAAAGATACTATTAAAATTACTACTATTAAACCTGTGGAAGTGACTAAAGAAGTTGTTACCAATAAAATTAAATGGTATCAAAAATTCTTTATATTATTAGGGGAAGTATTTGCATTATTTATAATATTTAAAATAATAAAATACATTAAGAAGGAATGATTGATTTAGGGATAATAGTTACAGCTTTAGTAGGAATTGTAACAAATGGTGCTACAAGTTGGATTACTTGGTTTCTTACTAAGAAAAAATATAATGCAGAGGTTGATGGTGCATTATTAGATAATATGAAAGAATCACTTAATTTTTATAAAGAATTGAGTGAAGATACTAAAAGAAGGTTAGAAGATGTTTTAGATAGAAATAAACAACTAGAAAAAGAAGTTTCAGACCTTCGTAGACAAGTAACTGCAATGCTTAGTACAATATGTACTGATTTAACTTGTATGCACAGAATAAGTAAAAATTTAGAAAATTAAATAAAATGAAAATTGTTATAGATAGAAAATATAAAAAGGCTACTTATACAATAAGTAATCTTACTATTGATGGTAAATGGTTTTGTAATGTTATAGAAGATACTGATAGAAACTTAGATAATTCAATGTCTGCTGCACATATACAAAAAGTCAAAGATGTAAATGGTAATGGTATTAATGATGATGCCATTACTGCAATACCTAGAGGAACATATAAAGTTACACTTGATGTAGTTTCTCCTAAATTTAGTAAGAAAGATTATTATAAAAAGTTTTGTAATGGTAAAGTACCAAGATTGCTTAATGTGCCAGGGTTTGATGGTGTTTTAATGCATTGTGGTTCTACAGCTAAAAGTAGTGCTGGTTGCTTAATTCTTGGTTATAATAAGATTAAGGGAGGAGTAATTGATTCTCAAAAAGCATTTGAAACAGTATATAAAGAATTATTAAAGGATAAAAATAATATTACTATTGAAATAAAATAGTAGCAAGTAACTGCTATTGTTTTTATAATATTTTCATGATGTTTGAATGAAGGGTGGTAACGTTAGTTATCACTCTTTTTTATATATATCTTTGCAGTGTAAGCTTACAAAAATATTGTTTTAATCTTTTTAAATAATAAAATTATGTCAGAAGAAGCAACTAAAACTTATGTATTTGGACAAGATAATAATAGTTTATTGTCTATATTAGCACCATTATGTCAACAAAAAGGTATTGACCCAAATATTCTTTTAGCAATAAAAGATAAAAATAGTTTTGGAGATGGTGGGTTTTTATGGGTTATCTTCCTCTTCTTCCTTATGGGTTGGGGTGGTTATGGTAATGGATTTGGTTTTGGTGGTAGAAATGGTGAAGGTCTTGCTAACCAAATCAATAATGACTATGGTAGAGACTTACTCCTTCAAGCTATTAATGGCAATGGTAATGCTCTTAATCAACTTGCCACTACTCTTAATTGTGACATTAATGCTGTTCAGAATGCAATAAATGCAGTAAATAATAATGTAAGTAGTGTTGGTAATCAAGTAGGCATGACTGGTCAGCAAATTGTTAATTCTATTCAAAGTGGTAATCAGCAAATTGCTGCACAATTAGCTCAGTGTTGCTGTAATACTCAGCAATCTATTTTAAAGATGGGTTATGATAATCAAATAGCTACTTTAAATCAAACTAATCAGTTAAGTAATAAAGTTGATTCAAATACTTCACATGTAACTAATGCTATTGCCAACCAAACTGCCCTATTAAATGATAAATTCTGTCAGCTTGAAATGAGAGATATGCAAGCAAAGATTAATCAGTTACAAGAAGAAAAGAGTACTTTACAGAATTATATAAGTAATTCAAATCAAACTTCTCAAATTCAAAGCTACATTGCAAGTGTAGTTAATCCTATTGCTCAAGAAGTTAATGCTATAAAATGTGCGCAACCTAATACAGTTACTGTTCCTTATCAACCTTTTGTTACAGTTCCTAATTGTGCTGCTTATCAATTAGGATTAGTTAATGGTAATCAGAATCTTTGGTTTTAAGAAAGGAGGTAATTATGGCTATTAATATAAGATACTTTAGTAACATAAATGGTATTCCTAGGTTAGAATCAAATAGTGTTTCAGTAAATACTGCAAATGTTGTATTTACTTTTACTAACCCTGGCCCTAGATTCAATAATGAATATAATGGTTTAGTGCTATTAAAATTTAACCAAATAATACCAACAGGTACAACAGGAACATTACCAATATTAATAAATAACCAAGAAATTACAACTTATAATAGTGTTGCATTAACAGTTACTAATTTTAAAGGTACTGGTATTTATTTGGCTTATTATGATAGTGGTAATAAAACTTTACAAATTATAAATTAATATTAAAACTATAGAATATGTTTCAATCATTAAGACAAAATAGTCCAATTTATATATTTCATAAAATAGACAATCCTTATTTAGAAATAGGAACTATATCATCAATTAGTTTACCTAAACCTAAATATGCAATTCCAGCTACTTTTAACAATACACAAGAAATGTGTGTAGATATTGTAGTTAAAATAAACAATAATGTTGTTAATTATAATAATTTACCTGCAACTCTTGATATTGCTGATAGTAATAGTAATGGTGATAACATTGTAATTGCTTCAAGTAAAGAAGCAATGAATGCTGAAATACTTAGTTTAAAACAAAAAAGTATTGATGAACTAAATAGGAAAGAATATAATGAAAATGTAGTTAGAAATTGTGACAAAATATTAGCAGACTTAAATCCTGAATTTGCAGAGAAACAAGCACAAAAAGCTGAAATAGATTCTTTAAAATTACAAATGCAGGAAATGTCTAAAAATATGCAAAGTCTTATTGAATTAAATAAACAATTAATGAAACACAATTCTAATAATAAAGAATAAAATTATGAGACTTTGGGAATTAAGAGAAAATATGCCTTCTAGGGATTCATATCCTAGAAGAAACAGAGAAGATGATTATGATTATCCTACTAAAAATAGAAGTAGATATGATGAAGATGAGGAATGTGATGATTATGAAGAAGGATATAAAGCTGGTTATAAAGCAGCTAAAAGAAAATACTCTCACATGACAGAAGATAGATATTAATTATTAATCATAGGGGAGTAGTATTACTCCCCTTAATTATTTTACAATTATGAGATTAGATATGTATGAAAAATTGCCATCAGGAATGAAAGAATATATTAGTTATTATGGTTGGCATTTTAATAAAAAGATGTGTGAATTTGCTTGTAAAAATATGTATAAAACAAATAATAATGTAAGAGAATATATAACTCCTTTTACAAAAGAACAAGTAGATAATTTATTATATAATTATGGCATTAAATTAAATGATACTACTTATGATTATGTTTATGTTGCCAATATGTGTAAAGCTGATTTTTATGGTTCTTCTATTCAAAATGAACAACAATTATGTCTTTATATTAAAGATATGATTGAAGATAATGATGCTTATGAAGGTATGGTTTTTACAAGATTTTATGCTGATTGTATAGGTAGTGGAACACCTATATATTGGGAAGAATTTCTTTAATATTTTATTTATATTAATATAATAAAATTAATAATACTTTTTTTAAAAATATACATTTTTTATATTTTTGCACTATAATTTTTAAGGAGAATTTTAAACAATAATAAAATGGAAGCAATAAATTTTAGTGTTGATAATATTATGTCTGAAGATGAAGTAGCTTCATTATTAAGTAATGATAATGTAGGAAATAATTCTACAGAAAATGATAATAATGAAGGTACTGAAGACAATAATGATGATGAAAATAATATAGTTACCGAGGATATTACATTTGATGATGATTTAAATTTCCCAGAGAGCGTAGGTAATGAAGAAGAAAAACATAATCAAGAAGATGGAGAAAACTCTACTTTACAAAGCAGTACTTCTCCTCAAAAAAATAATTTTTTCTCTTCCATTGCTGATGCTTTAGTAAACGAAGGAGTTTTCTCTTCTCTTGATGATGTTGATATAAATAATATAAAAGATGCTTCAGATTTTTCTCAATTTGTGAATAAACAACTTGAAAGTAAATTAGATGAAAAACAAAAAAGAATTGATGAAGCATTAAATAATAATATTCCTATTTCAGATATTCAAGCTTATGAAACTACTATTAAAAATTTATCAAATATTACAGAAGAGCAATTAAGTGATGAATCAGAACAGGGAGAATTAATTAGAAAAAATCTTATATATCAAGATTATATTAATAGAGGATTCTCTTCAGAAAGAGCAATAAAAGAAGTCCAAAAAGCCTTAGATAATGGTACTGATGTTGATGATGCAAAAGAATCTCTTCAAAGTTGCTTAGATTATTATAATAATTCTTATAATGAATTGATAACAAAAGCCAAAGAAGAGCAGACAAAAATTTTAAATAAACAAAAGGAGGCTACCGAAAAATTAAAGAAAGTAATTCTTGAAGATAAAACTTTATTTGGAGGTTTAGAAATTGATGATAAAACAAGACAAAAAGCTTTTAATTCTGTTGCTGTAGCTTCTTATAAAGATAATACTTCTGGTTTTAAAATTACAGAATTACAAAAATATCAACAAGAACATCCTGAAGAATTTGCTCAAAATGTAGGTTTGCTTTATGCTTTAACTAATGGCTTTAAAGATTTTAATACTTTTATTGCAGGTAAAGTAAAAAAGGAAAAAAAGAAAGGTTTACAGGACTTAGAAAATGTAATTAATTCAACTTCAAGAGGAGGAGATGGATTACTTAAATTTGCAGGTAATTATGCAAAAGAAGACCCAGAATCTTTTATTGGTAAGGGGTGGAAAATAGACCTCAGCTAAAATAATTCTTGATATTATATAATATAAAACTATTTAAATTTTAATATATAATGGCAGGGAAATTAGGTAAATGGCAAGTAAGAGGCTTTACTTCTTGGAAAGGTCTTACTAATAGAAACCATTTAGTAGGTGCTTTTGGTTCTGCACCTCAAAAAGCAAGTAATGTTATGATTAAATTACTTGCATATCAATTTGGTAATTTAACAAGTTCAACACTTGAGCAATTACCTGTAAAATATTTTGATACAGATGAAGAATATACTTGGGATTTAGTTGGTTCAAATCAAAGAAACATTCCTTTAGTAGAAGCAAGAAAATATGATGGTACTGTTATTACTTCAGGCAACTCTGTTGTAGGTGTAAATGGTGAACCTTTCTATCTTGTTTTTGGTGAGGATTGGTTCTTCAAGAATGAAGTTCTTTTTGGTGAACTTAATGAACTTTATCCTATTAAAGTAATGGAAGAACCTACTATTGAAGGTACTAACTATGTATATAAAGTATATCTTTTTGGTAGAAATGAAGCAGGTATTCCTGTAAATAGACTTTTAGCAGGTGAAAGATTTTCACATGAGTTCTCTCCTATTGAAAGAGAAATGTCACGTGAACAAGGTGGTATCAGATACTCAACTCCTGTAGCAATGAGAAATGAATGGTCAAGCATTAGAAAGAAAGTAAAGATTAATAACAGTGCAATGATGGACCAAAAACTTATGGTTGGTGTACCTGTTATTAAACCTACTGCTAATGGTGGTTATCAAGAAGATGTTGTTCATTCTTGGTTGCTTTATACTGACTATCTTTTTGAAGAAGAATTTAGAGAGGAAAAGAATAGTGTAATGATGTTTGGTCGTTCAAATAGAGATGATAATGGTGTTTATCATGACTTTGGTGACTCTGGCTATGTAATTAAACAAGGTAGTGGTTTAAGGGAACAAATGGAAAGTGCAAATACAATGTATTACAATACTTTCTCTTTGAAATTAATTGAAGATGCCCTTTATCAGTTAAGTGCAGGTAAATTGGGTATGCAAGATAGAACTTTCATTATGAAAACAGGTGAAGTTGGTGCTTTGTTATTCCATAAAGCTGTATCAGACTTGACTTCTGGTTGGACTCAATTTGTCTTAGATAATAGTTCTGTTGGTGCTATTAGAAAAACTAATTCTCAATTACATACCAATGCATTAAGTGCAGGTTTTCAATTTACTGAATTTAAAGCTCCTAATGGTGTTACACTTCAAGTAGAAGTTTCTTCAGAATATGATAATCCTGTAAGAAATAAGATGCTTGATGCTTCTGGTAGACCTGTTGAAAGTGGTAGATTTGATATTCTTAAAATTGGTACAGGAGACCAACAAAATGTATTTAAATGTGAGATAAAGAATAGACCTGAAGTAAGAGGTTATCAAAAAGGTTTAAGAGACCCCTTTACTGGTAAACAAGTAGATTACATGAGTACTGATGAAGACTCTTGTACTATACATAAAATGGCTACCTTTGGTGTTTGTATTCTTGACCCCACAAGAACTATGTCAATTATTCCAGCTAGATTAAGTGGTATAGAGTAATTAAATAATATATACTTAGTAACTATTTTTATAGTTACTAAGTTCTTTTATTACAAATAAAATTAAATAATAAATAATGGAAGAGTTAACTAATGATATTTCAAATGTAGAAATTGATAATACTCCTATAAAAAAAATAGAAGTTAAACCAAAATCTACTGTAAACAAAAAAGTAAAAAATGTTCAACCTGTTGTGCAAACTCAAGAAGAAGAAAAATCTTTAATTAATTGTCTTAGAAATGAAAGAATTATTGTAAGACATATTAATAAGCATAGAATGGATATTACCAATCCTAAACATATTATGTTTGGTGGAATGTTGGAAAATGCTACTAAAGTTTATACAGTACCAAGATTAAAGTCTGGTAAATTTATAAATGTACTTACAGATGATGAAAAGAATTATCTTGAAGAAGTAATGGGACTTGAACATAATACTTTAAGTGTTTATAAAAAGGACGATAATTTTTGGAGTGATGCAAATCCCGATGGTATTTCAAAGGTTTTTCTTAAAAAACAAGATAACATTTTTGATTTATCAGACCCTACAGATTATATCAAATATAAGATTCTTTTAGCTAATAAAGATTTTATATGCCCAGATTTAAAAACTTTAAGAGAAAGACCTTTAGTATCCTATGAATTTGTTATTATTAGTAAGAATGCTGATGTTACTGAAGATAAATTAAAGATGTCTAATATTATGGAGGCATATAAATTATTTGGTAATATTGAAGATGATACTGATAAATTAAGAACTATTGTAGAATTACTTACAGGTAGACCAGTTGCTTCAAATTCTAAAGCAGATTTCTTAAAAGTTCAAATAAATAAATATATTCAAGAATCTACTAAACAATTCTTGGATATTGTTAAAGATAAATATTTAGATGCTAAAATTTTAATTAAGAAAGCAGTTATTGCTGGGTTGATTTCAAAGAGAGGTAATTATTATTACTATAAGATTGATAATACTCCTTTATGTGAAAATAATCAAGAACCTACTTTAGATATTGCAGCACAATATATTGTTGCTCCCAAACATTCTGACTTAAAATTGTCATTAGAAGCTCAAGTACAATAATATATATTCTTCATAAGAATATATGAATTTTTAATTAATACTTATAAATATGACTTGTGAAGAATTTTCAAATGAATTTGATTTGTTTTATAATAATATAATGTCAAATCAAGCCCCTGGCCTAAATGAATATGAAAAAAGTGTTTTTCTAACTAAGGCTCAAGATGATATAATTAAAAAATATTTTACTCTAAAAGGCAATAAATATAATGAGAACTTTGATGGGTCAATAAAAAGAAATGTTGACTTTAGTAAATTATATAATACTTTTAGTTTATCTTATATATTATTAAATCAACAGCAAGATATTCATGATTTTTTAAAAGCAGATTATGAAGATTTTGCTTTAGAATATGTTTCAGAAATAAATCCTAATAAATCTTGTTTTACTATTTCTAAAACTCTTGAACTAAAAATTTTAACTTTTAATATAACAGAAAAAGATTTAAATAAAGTTTTTTCTTCTAAAATAAGGATTTCTACTTGGAAAGATATAATTATTAATGCCAATTTACACTATGATTCAGAAACTCCTATAAAATTTAGTGATATTATAGATTTAAAATCTCCTATAGATTATTATATTAAAAATATGGTATCTTTTAATTATTCTAATCTTTCTGATTTATTTTTGCCTATTCAAGATGAATTAGTAGTATATGATGAAGTGGCTAAGCAAGAAAGGCTTTTGCAAATTCAACCTTTAGATAATCTTGATTATATTAAAAAGATGTCTAAACCATTTAAACAACCTACTAAAAATCAAGCTTGGAAAATACAGACAAAAGCTATCAATAATCATAATAGTATAAAACTTATTTATGGTTATAATAATGATTTTATAGAATATAATTTAAGATATATTAAAAGACCTACCCCTATTATTTTAATTCCTATTAGTGCAGAAAATCTTAGTATTAGAGGATATGTAGGAGGAGTAAATAATGAAGAAACACCTGTATCATTAGGTTCTGAAATTTCTCCTAACAAAGGTTTAACTTGTTTATTAGATGAAGAAATTCATGAAGAAATTCTTCAAAGAGCAGTAGAATTAGCTAAGGTTGCTTATTCTGGTAATTTAGGTGATGCAGTTCAATTAGGTAATATGTCTGGTACTAATATTGGTATTATTCCAACTGCTCAACAGCAACAACAATAATAATTATGACAGTAGAAGAATTTAGTAATGAATTTGATACTCTTTTCAATATTTCTAATAATATTGATATCAATTTAAATGAATATGAAAAGTCTGTATTTTTAACTAAAGCTCAAGAAGAAATACTTTTATCCTATTATAATGGTACAAATTCTAAGCAAGAAGGTTATGATGCTTCAGAAGAAATAAGAAGATATTTAAATGCTTTAAATTCATATATTATTATAAATCCTTATGAACACATTCAAGATGATGAAGCAAAATATGGTAATTTAATAACAGATTCAGAACATTATTCTGATTATATTATTTCATTACCAGATGATGTTTGGTTTATTACATTAGAAATAATTAAAATAAATTCTGATGATAAATGTTTAGCAAATAAAAGATTGGAAGTAGTACCTATTACTCAAGATGAATTCCATAGGATTATTAATAATCCTTTTAGAGGAATTAATGAAAGAAGAGCATTAAGAATAGAAACAGATATTAATAAAATAGAACTTATTTGTAAGTATAGAGAGTATAATTATTACTTATATTATGTGACTAAACCTTCTCCTATTATTTTAACAAATATAGGAGATTTATCCATTAATGGTATTTCTATTAAACAAGAATGTAAATTACATGAAGCTTTACATAGACCTATCTTACAAAGAGCAGTTCAATTAGCTTTAATTTCAAAAGGTTTAATGAAACAAGAATAAAATAAAAGTAGTTTTTACTACTAATGTTTAATTTAATATTTTAATATAATGAGTTTTTCTCAAAATCAAGTACAACATTTGTATGTTGTCAAAAATATTGACACAGGTAATTTAAAAGATGCTACTAAAGTAGCAGCAGTAATCAGTGGTAGTCTTTATTATGATGCTACTAATAAGAAAGAATTTATTGGTTTATATAAGGGTGCTAAAGGTGCTTATAGAACTGATATATTTAAGGGTGATAAAATTCTTAAAGTTTCTTTAGTTTCTGGTAAAGCTAAGTCTCAAGTAAGAAATTTAAAATCTTGGGTATTTACAATTTCTGATGAAGCTTTGTTAGCTGTAGGTGAAGTTTGTATTTTAAGACTTACTTTCAGAAATTGGATTGGCATGAGTGATTTAGATGTTTATACCAAAGATGTTGCAGTAAAAGTAACTAGAGGTATGACAAGACAAGCTTTCAATAAAGCAATGTGCTTAGCTTTAAAGCAAGCTTTTGCTAGAGAATTAGAACAAGTACTTTATTTCTCTTATAATGAAACTGCTGTAACTATTAAAGAATCAAGAAGTGCAGAAGAAAATTGGAGAAGAGGTTTGAAGAAAGTAGCTCCTATTAATCTTACTGTAACAGGAGATATTGTTAATCTCTCTGAAGGTGTAGAAAGTACTTGGATAGTAGGTCCTAATAAAGAAGTATTTGAAGATGCTTCAGAATTTGGTACTAAAGTTCCTGTTACTAATACTTCTGATGTAGTTACTAATGCTAAAGATATTGCTGACCTTGAATACTTTACTCTTGGTAATAGAGGTGATATGTATAGAGGTGCAGGTTGGCCTGATAATATTCCTACAGAATATTTGGTAACTGATACTAATACCACAAGTACTTCTTATGATGTATTAAATGTACATTATTACTTTGAAGGTGATGGTATTCAAGCTGCTAAATCTGAAAAAGATATGACATTTGTTTTCCCACATAATACTGCAATTACTACAGCTGGTACAGGTACTGCTCCTGCTGAGAAACTTTATGCTTATCTTATTTCACTTGCTAACTTTAAAGGTGTAAGTAGCATTGTAGCTGATAATAAATAATTTAAGGTAAGTACTACCTTATTTCATTTGACTTTAACAATGTTTATAGGGAGGACTGGTGTTCTCCCTATATTTATTTAATATATATTGTATGATAGAATTTACTAAATTAAGTATAAATAAAGCAGAAGATTGCATTAAAATAGCTGCTACAATAAATAATCCAACCTATACTTCTGATGTTTATATTTCAAAACTAATTATTACTAATAAAGAAGGATATACTTATGAAAGTATTCCTACAAAAGATGATAAAAATGTAATTTATTATAAAGATAATTTACATACTAAACAAATTAATTATTCTATTAGTTTAAAGGAATTATTAATCAAATCTTTACATAATGAATTATTATATGTTTATGTAGTTACAGAAGGTTTTCCTAGTTCAGATATTCCTTGTGGTGAGGATTCTCCTGTTATAGTAGGTTGTATTTTTAATTGGTATTACTTATATAAAAATATTATAAAACTATTTACTTCTTTTAATAATTCTTGTAAAATAAATGATGAATTATTAGATGCTATATTATCTTTAAAATTATTACAATATGCTATTGAAGTAGGAGATTTCAATCAAGTTAAACTCTTAGTAGAAAAACTTTCAAAATCAAATAATCCCTCTATAATTAAAAAGTGTGGCTGCAATGGAAACTAAAGATTATCATTTATATACAACTCTAAAAAATTATTATGATTTATTATCAAAAACAGGATATTGTAGTATTGAAGCAGCTAAGAAAATAATTGTATTAGATTTTATTAATTCATTTATTAATCATTATAGTGTTTATATTACTGAAGAAGATTTAAGATTATTAAATAAAGCTATAGAATGCTGTAATAAAGATTGTCCTATTGATTATCCTATTATTTCTGATAATACATTATGTAAGATTTATAAGGAAACAGACCTTGCTTTTAATATTGATATCATGATTAGACTTACTGAAAATAATGATTTAAGAATATCAGAAGAAAACAATTATAGAATACAAGAATAATATTAACCTCTTGTTAAAGATTATTATATTAATTATCTTTGCAAGAGGTTTTATAGATTATAATTATGGCAACAACATATAAAGAATTAGCTTATTTTTGTTTAGATAATGCCAAATTAAGTTCTGATGATAGTTATTATACAATAGACCATATTGTATATTTAATTAATAAAACAAGAGCATTATTATTAGAACAAAAATATGTAAATAAAAATAAAGATATTCCTGATAGTAATTATCAAACTTTATGTTTAGATTTAGAAGAAACAAATATTATAGAAGGTATTCCATGTAAAGGACAATTATTAAAAACTAAAAATAAAGTTCCAGACCTTTTAATTGAGGGTGCTACTGTTTATTCTTTAAATTATTTTAGTGATTCTGAAATAACATTTATTTCAAAAGAAAGATTTAGATTTGTAGGACATAATAAATGGCTTAAAAATATTATTTATGCTACAGAATCTAATAATTATATTTATTTAAAATCTTCTAATCCTCAATATAAGTATTTAAAACAAATTCAATATAGGGGAATATTTGAAGAACCAACTAAAGCTTTTGATTTAGCTTGTGATAAAAATGGAAATTCTTGTGATATTTTAGACCAAGAAGTTCCATTAGAAGAAGCCTTAATAACTCCTTTAATAGAATTAGTTGGTAAAATACTTAAATCAAATCTTTATTTAGCTAAAGATGATGAAAACAATGCTAAAGATGACCAATCAACATTGGCTACATTTGTAGCTAGAAATGCTAAAAATGCTTTACAAAAACAATTAGATGTCTAAATTTAATATTGATAAATTTTTAAAAAGAAAAGAAACCAAGCATCATAAAATTACAAATTCTTTTAATATTAAAAAGATTTTTCAAGAAATTAGAAGAAATAAATTTTATGGTAAGAAAAATGTAGATGAGGCTACTTTTTATACAATAATTAAAGAAGTTAATTTAGAGATAGTAAATATTTTATTAACAGAAAGTAGTATAGATTTTCCTAAAAAATTAGGAATACTTTATTTAGTTAAATATGATACTAAGGTTTATTTAAGAAATAATAAAGTATATACTAATAAACCAGTAGATTGGAATGCTACTTATACTTTATGGCAAGAAGATGAAGAATGTTATAAAAATAAAACTCTTGTTAGGTTAGATAGACCTACTTTAATAAAAGCAGTTTTTTCACATTATCATAGATTTTATAAAAATACTAATTTTATGGCTTTTCGATTAAAAAGAGAATTAAAAAAGAAGATTCATGAATTATACTATAATGGAGAATTAGACGTATATAAAACTTAATAAAATGGAATATATTACAATAAGGGAAATAATGGATAACTTATTAGATAATCCATTATTAAAAAAATTAACATTAGAGAGATGTGTTAATTATGCTCAGAGATTTATAAGAATTATTGGAATCCCAAATTTATATGAAGAAAAAATAACAACTATAAATATTGAAAACTATAGAGGTTTATTACCTTGTGATTTTATTGATATTAATCAAGTAAGAGCTTGTTTTAATAACAATTATATTTGTTATAGATATACTACTGATAGTTTTCATTTATCAGAAAATAAAAATGAAAATAGAGCAGACCCAACTTATAAAATTCAAGGTAAGGTTATTTTCACTTCAACTAAAGATATTCCTATTGAAATTTCTTATAGAGCAATGTTAGTAGATGAAGAAGGTTATCCTTTAATCCCAGACAATAGTTCTTTTCCAACAGCATTAGAACTTTATATAAAATTACAATGCTATACTACTTTATTTGATGAAGGTAAAATCAATGGTAATGTATTACAAAATTTACAACAAGAATATTGTTGGGCAGTTGGACAAGCTTCTTCAGAGTTAATTATGCCATCAATAGATGAAATGGAATCTATTAGTAATATGTGGAATCAAACAATAAGAAGAAACAATGAGCATTCTTCAGGATTTAAATATAATGGAACTAAAGAACATTGGAGGGTACATTAATGGAAAAGAAGCAACAACTCTTTCAAATACAAGGAATACAACAAGATTTATCAGTAAATAATTTTTCTCCTAAATATGCTTTTAACTTACATAATTTAAGAATATCTATTGATAAAGAATCTTCTTTATTATGTCTTAGTAAAGAACCAGATTTAAAGCCTATAAAACTGTTACGAAATGTAGACAGTATTACAATAAATAATGAAAATATTGAATTTAATGAAAGCTTAGGAGATATAATAGGAGTACAAAAAATAGAAGATAAAATAGTTGTTTTTTCGATTTATTCTACAGAAACAACTAACTTTAGTTGTATTTGGGTATTATATGAAGGTAAAGAATTAATACCAAATTATGAAATAGGATTTTATGAAATAGCAGAAGATTCAGATTCCTTTACTTTATGGAATAATGAACTTAGAGCTAATTTATTATATATAGGCAATTTAAATTTTAATTTTAATTATCCTATTAAAAGTATTGCTTATAAAGAAAATGATGAAAGTCAAAAAGTATATTGGGTAGATGGACTTAATCCTTGTAGATGTATTAATATTAATAAAGTATATAAATATGGAGAATTAGAAAGTAATTATATTACTGCCAATTCTCAATTTGATTTTAATAAAATTATAGATTCATTAGAAGATGAAATAACAGTAACTAAAACATTAAGTGTAGGTAGTTTTACAGCAGGTGTTATTCAATATTGTTATACTTATTTTAATAAATATGAAAATGAAACTCCCATAATTAATTATAGTTCTTTAAATTATATTTCTACATCACAGGGTATAGCTAATGATAAAACTGTAACTTGCTCTTTTAATATTAATATTAAAAATATAAATCCTAATTATGAATATTTAAGATTATATGCTTTAGAAAGAACTTCTTTAAATGGCACTATTAAATGTAGATTAGTAAAAGAAGTAACATTAGATAAACCTTTAAATAATAGGCCACAAAAAGTTGATATAACTATATCAGACACTGGTACTATAGGAGAAAATTATGATTTTACAAAGTTATTATTTTTAAATAATGGTAATATTATAGCTAATACTATTTATGAAAAAGACAATACTTTATTCTTAGGTAATTATAAAAAAGATACAAAATATTATTTATCAAATAAAGAAAAAGATTTAATATCTACTTATTTAAATGAGAATTTATCTTTATGTTTTAAAAATAATGAAAACAATAATATTTCTATTAAAGAATTAACTGATTATAAGGGATTATTAAATCATTCTTCTGATGAAATATTAACTTTTAAAAAAGGAGAAACTTATAGAATAGGTATTCAATTTCAATTTAATACAGGAGAATTAAGTGAAGTAATTTATTTACAAAATTTAAAAAATGAAGTATTAAATGAATTTGTAAATGGTAATTATAATTTATCTTACATTTCTTTTAATGAATCTACATTAATGTCTAATGTATTAAATAATATTAATGATGAAGTTTTAAAAGAAAAATTAAAAAATGTAAGTAGGTTTAGACTAATGATGGTAGAACCTACTACAAATGATTGGTCTTGTTTTGGTCAAGGGTTATTAACTCCTTGTATTTATAATCCTATTATGAGATTACAACAACAATCAGAAACAATAACTGATTATTTAGTAAGACCTTTTTTACCTACAAATAATAACAAAAATAGTAAACCTATTAGTATTAAGAATAGATTTAATACAAGTGGTTTAACTTATAATGATTATACTCATCATGATATTATCTTTAATGAATGCCAAAATAATGTTACAATAGACCATGAGAAAGAACAAATTCCTTTAACAGAAATTGCTAATTATGATAAGTATGCAAATTTATATTTCTATCCATTAGAACATTCTTTATATAAAAATGGTGAAATGGTAAATAACTCTTCTTACTTATTGAATAGAATAAAAGTAAAGGATAGTATATCAGAAAAACTTACAAATATTAGTCCTAATTTATTTGGTATTAAAGTTTCTTTAAATGAGAGAATAGATTCTTCTAAGACTAAAATAACAGATTCTTATATTAGTTTATTACCTATTATAGTAAGCTATGATGCTATGACTCATGATAATACCACTAGTCCTTTTAAAATTAATTATGCTCTTAAATTTTTAAATACTGATTCAGCTTTTATTTCTATTCCTATTGAAGAAGCTCCTGTTATTTCAAATTATGAATATAAAACAATTAAATTTATAACAGGATTATCTACACCCAATTTTAATCAAGAAACTATTACTATTGATTTTTTAAATCAAATAAAACCATATTTTAATGGAACAGAAAAAGCATATCAACAATTTGATATTGCTCTTGATAAAATATTACAATATATTGATAAAAAGGATAGATTTTTAGTAGCTTATATGGCTTGGGAATCTTTATTAAAAAATAATTATAATGAAGATACTAATAATACTGTAAATAATTTTAATTTTAAAAAAGTCTTATCTGCTGTAACAGAAAAAAATAAAACTAATAATAATAATGATAAAGATACTATAGAAGATATTATAACAGTAGGATTAAATTATGATACTATTATTAAAGATAGTGCTTTAATTAATAAAATTGATTTTAGTATTTACAATGATGTTTTTATAAGAGATAATCAATATTATAATATCTATACTCCTGAAATAAACTTTTTAAATTTCTTAGATAAACAAGATAATATTCAAATACAACCTATAAAACTTTTACAAAAAAATTCTTTGAAATATGATGTAAATATTGATTTAAAAAATATTTATAGAAATACTTATTATGGTAAAATATTAGGAGTATCTAATCCTTGGTTTTCAGAGAATGTTTTAACTTCATTTTTATATATAAAAGACTATCTTCCATTAGCTTCTATAAAAGATTGGGGAGGTGCAAAGGATGGTAGTGGTCCTGAAGATAATATAATGTGGGATGCTAATTCTTCTTCTAAAAAATCTTCTGCAAGAGCAATGGGAGCTATTGGTTCTTATAGAACTTATTTGTGGAATAGAAAATTTTTAAATTCTGATATTTCTTCTGTTATTGATAATAAAGATACTATTACTGGACTTACAGAACTTAATAGTAAAATTATTTCAAATGTATTAGATTTAGGAGAAACATCTCTTCCTATTAATATTTTAAATCCTTTTAAATCCTCTATAAGAATTGTAAATAATTCAATAGATAAATATTCTTTTAATGGTAAAATATATAATTGTAATACTGATTTATTATATAAAGGAAGTTATAATCTTATAGGAAAAATGCAAGAAGCTCCTAAAATAGGTAATACTTTTATGCAATATGCTTATTCAGCAAAAAATGAAGGAGCTGAAAATAGTTATATTACTTTAGGAATCTCTGTAGCAGCGTCTCCTTATAATAGCAATATGGCTATTGCTTCAAGTATTTCAAGAAATGATGTAATTCCTATTAAATATAAAACAACTTCTCATTTACTTGTTAAAGATGAAAATAGGGAATTATTATCTTTAATACATGATTCTTTTAAAGAAGAAATAAGTCCTGTTTTATGGATTAATACTCATAAACAGGTATATTTACTTTATGATAATAATAAATTTATTGAACATAAAGAAGAAAGACCTAATAATTTAAATTATCCTATAGTAGAAATACAAAGAATTCCTACAAATCAATATGGTGGAAAATGGGGTTCTCATTCAGATTATGTTGGAACTCACTCTACTTGGATTCCTATTAGTAAATTATATCCTATAAATATATTTTTGAATACTATTCAAGCACAACAGGGAGATACTTATTTTCAAAAAGCAACTATATTAAAATCTTTTCCATATACTAATAAAGATATAAATCAAAATATTAATGTAGCTTCTTTCTTTGTTGAAAGTAGAATAAATTTAGATGGTAGAACTGATGATATAAATAAAACTAATTATTTAAATATAAATGATACTAACTTTAATTTAATTAATGATGTTTATTCTCAGCATAATAATTTCTTTAGTTATTCTTCTCCTGAAAGTGAGAATTTAAATAATTTTCCTTATCAAATTTTAATTAGTAATACTAAACAATCTGGTACTTTAATTGATACTTTTCAACATATTAACTATAATAGTTTTGTAGATTTAAATCCTTTATATGGGTCTTTAACTTCAATAAATAGTATTAATGATATATTATTAACTATTCAAGATGAGGCAATTTCAAGAATTAATTTTAATTCAAGAATACAGATTGCTACAAATGATGGTACTCCAGTAGAATTTAAAAATAGTGAAAAAGTAGATGGTTTTACAGTTTTATCTGATTGTTATGGTACTTCAAATTATAATACCATTACTAAAACAAAGCATGGTTTATATTTTATTGATACTAAAACAAAAACTTTAATTAATTTTACAGGAGAAGTTAATAATGTTTCTACTACTAAAGGTATGCAATCTTGGTTTAAAAAAGGTTCTATTCAAAATTTTAAATGTGTATATGATGATTATAATGAAGATTTATACATATTAGATAATAGTAGAGAAAGAGGAGAAGATTGTTTATGCTTTAATGAAGCTTTAAATACTTTTGTAGGCTTTTTTGATTATAGTGATACTGCTTATTTAAAAACTTTAAGGAATTTTCCTATTATACTTAATACATCTTATAATTTTTATAATCTTAATAGTAGTAAAAAAACATATAATGATAATTTATATTCTATTACTTTAATAGCTAATGAGAATTTTCAATTTGATAAAATATTTGATACTATAAATTTTAGAACTTCTTATAAAGAAGAAATGTCTTTAATGAATACTTCAAATAATAAACCTTTTAATACTATATCAATATCAAATGATTATCAATCAATTCAACATAATGCTAATAGAGCTAGAGAAAAATTTAGAGTTTGGAGATATCCTTTAAGAAATGATAATCAATTTATTGCTAGAGATAAGATTAGAAATAATTGGTCTAAAATTACTTTAACAGGAGAATATAAAAAATATATTCAATTTTATGATTTTGATGTAACTTATTATTTACCATAGTTTTTAAAGTAACATTATAGTAAAATATAATGTTACTTTTTTTATTATGATGTAGTTTAATAAAGATATAATTTATAATTTTGCAAATATAAAATTTATTAAAAATGAACAAATATAATACAGCCAAATTAATGGCTTTTTTAAATAATTTTCATTACCCAACTCCTTATAATTTATTTTTAGGTGGTGGTGAAATAAATATTGATGCAATTAAACCTCAGCAAGGTATTGGAATATCTCCTACAGATATGTCTGTAACAGAAGGTATTAAAGGTGCTGATACTCCTGTAAAACCTTTAGATTCAAGTTTAAGTAATGATAATGGTGGAGAAAATAAATCTTCTAATTTTAATTTACAAGCAGCTATAGGAGGAGCTTCTTCACTTATTTCTGATGCAATAGCACAAACTAATGAAGTAACTCAAAAAGCTAAAGCAATTAAAAATGGTATTGAAACTAATAAAAGTATTATGGATAATAATATAGGAGCTTCTAATACTGATGATTTATATAATCAATTAAATAATATTACTTCTTTTAATGCAATACAGAAAAGTGATTTATTAAATTCTAAGGGTAGTTATATTGGGAAAGCATTAATGAATTCTGCTTCTAGTGCTGGAGCGGGTATGTCAGCAGGAGGTCCTTGGGGGGCTTTAGCAGGAGCAGGAGTAGGAACTTTATCTTCAATATTTGGTTCTTTAGCTGCTAATAGAAAAGCAAGAAGAGAAACTAAAAAGATTAATAATTTAATAAATGAAAATAATGTAAGGCAGGATTTAGTTACTTCAAATGCTATTAATAATCAAAGAATGAATGCTTCTTTGTTTGGTAATATTGCAGCAAATGGAGGACAATTAAATACTGATTTTAATGATATTAATAATGGAGTTATTACTTATAATACAGGTGGTACTCATGAAGAAAATCCTAATGAAGGCATTCAAGTAGGTGTTGACCCTCAAGGAACTCCAAATCTTGTTGAAGAGGGTGAAGTTAATTATAAAGATTTTATTTTTTCTAATAGAATTGAAGTTCCTAATGAACTAAAAAAACAATATAAATTAAAAGGAGAAACATTTGCTGATGTAGCAAAATATGCAAATAAAGAAAGTGAAGAAAGACCCTTAGACCCTATTAGTAAAAGAGGTTTAGATTCTATAATGCAAGTTTTACAACAATCTCAAGAACAAGAAAAACAAAAGAAAGATTTACAAAATGCAGCATTACAACAAATAGTAGCACAATCTTTACAAGGCTCTTCTCAAGGTGTTTCTCCTAAAGAAATGCAAATGTTACAATCTTTACAAGGAAATCAAAAACAATATAAATATGGTGGAAAAGTAAATATATTTGCTGAAAAGGGTCAAATGATACCATCATTGTATCCTACAAATTTATTAAGTGAAGAAGATTATTATAAAGATTTTGATAAAAATTTTGATTATGATTCTTTATTTAATCAATATCAAAATAGATTCAAACCTTCAAATCTTGCAGGAAATATTCCTTATGATTATAATTTAACAAGTAATTATGGACAAGAAGGAATTACTAATAATCAATATAATGCTTTTACAAATGCTTTAAGAAAATATCCTAGAGCTTTTAATAAATATCAACAAGCTTTAAGCAAATATTCTGGTAGAAGTGAATCTGCAATTCCTGCAATTTTAGCAACTGGATTATATAGAGAAGATAATAGGTTTGGTAACTTTTCTTTAACTCCAACTACTTTTAAAAGTTATAATGATTATATTAATTCTTTTAATTCACAATCAAATGAACAGCCTTCTCCAAGTAATTCAAATCTTTCAACTGAACCTTTAACTTCTTCAGAAGAAAAAACTCCTCAAAAATTTGAAGATGATTCTTCTATTTTTGACCAAATACAAGGACAACCAACATGGCAAAGGTATGCAGGATTATTGCCATTAATGGCAGGAGTATTTAGTAGACCAGAATATAATGAAGCTAATGAATTAGAAAGAAGAGCTGCTATTACAGAAGCTTATAATCCTATAAGAGGAAGTTATATAGGAGATTATCAACAATATAATCCTTATGATATTAATTATATTGCTAATCAATTAAGACAACAAGGAAATACTTCTCTTAGTCAAATTAATAATATGAGTGGTTATAATAGAGGAACAGCTTTAGCTTCAGCTATTATGGCTAACTATAATACTCAACAAGCTTTAGGTAATGCGTATTTACAAGCTATGAAAGCTAATGATGAACAAAGATTTAGAGTAGGAGAATTTAATAGAGGTACTAATCAATATAATTCACAAGTAGCAAATCAAACTAGTCAATTTAATGCTCAGCAAAAAGCTGCAGCTTTACAAAGAAGTGATGCTTTAAGACAAGCAGCTGCTTCCTTAAGATATCAAGAAAGATTAGCAGCAGACACTGCAAGAAGCCAAGCTTTAACTAATATTGGTAATTCTTTACAAAATATTGGTAAAGAAAATTTTGCTTTTAACCAAAATCTATTTAATGTTTTAGCAGGTACTTATGGTACAGTTAATCCTAAATTATATCCTTTATTATTAAAATTATCAGGCATACAACCTAAATCAAAACAAGGAAAAACTATTCTTAAAGCATTAAATAAAAAAAATAAATAATTATGATTTTAAATGTAAATTCAACATATAATCCATTATCTTTTCAAGATATTGCAGCTCCTTTTTTGCTTTATAAACAAGCTTATGACCAAGCAGAAAAAGATATGACATCTTTATCACAACAAACTGATATGTGGAAAAATCTTATTAATAAAGAAACTAATCCTATTGCTGCAAAAATGTATCAAGATTATGCTGATAGGTTAAACACTGCAGTAGAAGATTTTAGTCAAGGTATGACTATGCAAAATAGGGGTGCTTTATTAGGCTTGAAAAAAGATTATGCTAGTGCTATAACTCCTATTATAAATGCTTATAAAAGAGTATTACAATTAAAGGATAATGTTACTAAATTAAATAGTACTAATCCTTATTTAATGTTTGAAAACAATCCTAATAATATTACTATTGATGCTCTTATTAAAGACCCAGAATATAATATAGGTAATACTGTAGATGGTTCATTAATTTATAAACAAGTCCATGATTTAGCTTCTGCTTATGCTAAAAGTATTGAAGAAGGTGATTTAAAATCTTTAGAAAATTTACCATATAAGGTAGATTTAAAGAGATTTACAGGATTAACTTCTAATGAAATTAAACAGCAATTATTACAAGATGATTCTTTCTTAAATTCTATTATTAATAAATCAATTGAAGGTTCAGGCTTTACTAATTGGAAATCTATTTATGATGAAAATCATCAATTAAATGATTATGGTAGAAATGTTTATAATAGATTAAGAGGTATGGGAGAACTTGGTGCAATGGGTGCTTTAGGTTCTTATACTCATCAAATTGTGTCAGATGATTATGGACAAAATGTAGCATTGGAAACATTAAAAGCAAAGTTTGATATGGAAAAACAAGCTTTAGCAAATGCTCAAAATAATACTACTCCTACAACAGAATCATTAGGTAATCTTAATACAGTAGATATTATGTTAGGAGATACTGCTGTGGAAGGTGGAGACAAATCTTCTATTGAAAATGATTTAAAAGCTTTAAATCTTAATTATTATCCTAATCAAGGACATATGGTTACTACTAATAATTTAATTAAATTAAAAGAACCTGATGAAATAATGCATATGCACTCTCCTATGGCTGGTTTTTCTCCTTCAGATGTAAAGAAACATGGTTGGATTACAGTAAGATATTTTGATAAGAATAAAAATTTATTGACTAAACAAGCTTTTGTTGCCCAAGGAAAAACTAAACATCAAAAAGAATTTTTAGCTGCTAAATATGATACAGTTTTAAAACCTGCTATGACAAGATTAACTGCTAATTCTCATGTAGTAGGTAATACTTTAAATCGAATTCAAAATGCAATAGCTTATCATAAAAATGAAGCTTTAGGAAATTATAAAATTACAGGTATTACTTATAATCCTACTAAAAGAAAAGAAACTATTTCAAGAATATTATCTTCTTCATCTGTTATTAAAATTGAAAAAGGAAATAATAGAGGAGAAATACAAATTAATGGTGAAAATGGTAAACCTGTTTTAATGTCTGAAAAAGAAAAACAAAGATTATTGAATGGTTTAGCTACTTCAAAAGAAGATAAAAAAATCAATGAAAACAGTATTCAATTATTTATATTAGCAGGTGATAAGCAACATTCTTCTAATCAAGGAATATTATTACAATATAAAGATGCAAAGAATAAAACTCAAACTTATTTAGTACAACCTAAATCTATTAGTAATAATGTTGAAGCAGCTTATAATGAATATTTAAATAATTATAATAAAGCTGAGGAATATATAGAAAAGAATCCTGAATTTAAGAATGCTACTGCTGCAGAAAAACAACAATATATAAATAATACTATAGCACAATATCAAAGAGCTATTTACAACACTATTAACAATGCTTATGGTGAAGTAAATACATCTACAGATAAAACTTATGATAATGATTAATTATGGCAAGTAATAAATTAACTCAACAAGAAATAAAAAATATTCAAGAAACAGGTCCTGTAGGATTAAAAGGAATAAGAAATGCTGATTTATATCAAGGTCAACCTATTGACCCATTAAGACAAGCTTCAAATCTTAATAAACAAACTAAAGCAGGCTCTCCTTTTTATTCTGCACAATCTGTTGCTACTCCTCAAAGAACTTCTAATTTTTCTTTAGGACAATCTAATTATGATGATAATATTGCAGTAGCTCCTACTGATAGTTCTATTCAAGATACAAGAGCTGAAAATCAAAGTTGGATAACTCAATTAGCAAATGGCATAGGTAAAGGAGTTATTACTGCTGGAACTACTTTTATTGATGGTACTATTGGTGTTATTACTGGTTTAGCTACTATGGGAGCAAGGCAAATCCAAGCAGCTACTGGTGAAAAACAATATACTTCTGGTGAAATTTGGTCTGGTTTTTGGGATAATCCTATTACTAATGCAATGGATGCTATTACAAAAATGTCAGAAGAAATGTTACCTAATTATTATACTACCCAAGGAGAAAGTGAAAACTTTGATTTTGGTTCAATGAATTTTTGGGCAGATAAAGTAATTAAAAATCTTGGTTTTACTGTAGGCGCACTTTATTCTGGTGCAGTATGGTCTAAACCTATTTCATCTTTAGGAAAAGCAGTTAGTGAATCCAATAAACTTCAAAAAATATTTGGTATAACTAAGGAAGCTTTAGAGGCAGCAGGAACTGAAGGTAAAGTTGCTACAACAGCTTTAAATAATGAAGTTCAAGGTTTAGTAGGTGCTATTTCAGGTGCATTTGGTGAAGGTAGTATAGAAGCTCTTAATACCAAAAATGACTTTATCAGTAAGAATATGGCTAAACTTGATGCTGAATATAATGATAGAATTAGTAGGATTAAAGCACAATATGGAGATTCACCAGATGCTCAATATTTATTAGAAAAAGAAAAAAATGCCTATGAAAAAACTAAAATAAAAATTAATGAAGATGCTGCTACAGCTGGTAATGTGGATTTGGTAGCTAACCTTGGTATATTAACAGCATCAAACTTTCTTCAATTTGCGAAAATGTGGGGAGGTGGATTTAGAACAAATTCTAGTGCATTAAATATTAAAAGACTAGCTAATGGTACTTATGATAAATTAGGTAAAGGAACTATTGTGAAAGCAGGACTTAAACCTATAATATCAGAAGGTTCTGAAGAAGCATTGCAACAATATGCTTCAGATGTTCCTACAAGATATTATACAAAAGAAGTTGAAAATTATTATAAAGCTAACACTAATAGAAAGGCAGAAACTGAAACAAATAATATGTTAACAGCTATGGCTGACCAATTTATTGATACTTTTAGTAATGGTAATACTTGGGAACAATTTTTAATTGGTGGTTTAACAGGTGCTTTAGGTATGCCCATGTATAACGGAAAAAATTTTTCTTATAATGGAGGTATTTGGAATGAAGTAAAAGATGCTAAAAATTTAAGAGAAAGATATAATTATGTTTCTGATTACTTAAATGATAGAATTAGTAATAAAAAAGATTTACAAAAATATTATAAAGGTTTAATTAGAAATAGAACTTATGCTAATACTATGCAAAAAGCTGTTGAAGATGGTGATAAAAAACTTTATTTAGACAGTGAATTTGCACAATTATTCTCAGATATTAATATGTTTGATGAAGCAGGTAGAATGGAGGATTTAAAAGCCCTTATTAATGCTACTATACCTCAATCTGAAGAAGATATTAATGCTTTAATAGAATTAACTTCTTCAAAAGAATTAGATGAACAAGAAAAGCAACAAGTAGAAGAGAAAAATAAACAAGCTGCTCAAATAAAAAATAAAATACAGGATATTGATAATCAAATTGCTGAGGAAACTAAAAATGCAGAAGCTCAAAATGAAGATATTGCTAATAATCAAAAAATACAATCTTTAAATCAACAAAAAGAATCTTTAAAAGCTCAACTCACTACTATTTCTAATGATATTAGTAATATTTATAAAAATTCTAAGAAGCCTTGGATAGGACCATATATTGATGATATGGGTAATAAAAAATCTTCACAAGAAGTAAAAGAAGAAATTCAAAAGCAAGTAGATAAATTTAATAATGCTCTTAATTCCTATATTAAACATAAAGGAGAATTAAAACAATTATTTAATGGTAGATTTCGTAGTCTTGATGAAGAAAATGAAATATTAGGAGAATTAAATTTTAGACATGCTCAAATAGATAATTGGAATCAAAGAGTACAAGAAATGTCAGGAACTTTAAATAAAAAATTACAAACTGTCATTTCTAATTTATTACTTAATGTTGATGATTTTGATAATAGTAATTTACATAAATATATATCAGAAAGAATTTCTTTACTTGAAGAAGATTTAAAAGAACTTGATAAAGATTCTGAGGAATATAAAGAAACTTCAAAAGAATTAGATAATTATAAAGAATTATTAGATAAAGATAAAGGTGCAGAAAAAAGAAAAGATTTTATAAAAGAATTAGAAGAATTAAAAGGAAAATCTAATGATGAATTTAATGCTTTATTAAGAAATCCTAATAAAACTTCACAAATTGCCTCTTTATTATTATCTCAAGAAAATGGATTGGAAGAAGTTGATAGAGTAAATACAGCACAATTATATAAAGATACTGCCTCTTTAAATAAAAGTATTAATATGTATAATTCTAAATTAATAGAATATCTTACTAATATTTCTTCTTTACAAGAGGAACATGATAATATTGATAATGAAAATAAGAATAAACAAAGCAAACAAGAAAAACAAGAATTAAATAATAGGCTTTTAAATTCTTCTTTATTTGATATAAATAATCATATTAATACTGATTTAAATGGTGATTATGATAAATATTTAAAAGATGCTGACATATCTCAAGAAGCTAAAGATAAAGTTAAAAAAGCAAGAAAACTTCAAGAAGCTATTAATATTTTAAATAAATTACTACAAAAGAAAGTAGAAGATGGTGCTTTCCCCCAAGAAACAGCTGATGCTATTAAAAACAATGTTTTAAACAGTGCAAAGAAAGCTGATTCAATAGATGATATTTTAGACATTACTTCAGAATTATATCAATTTGACCCTCTTGTAGAAAATCAATTATCAGAAGAAGATTTTAATAATTTACAAGAAGAAACTTCTAAATTACTTTTTGAAACTTCTAAGTTATTAGAAGAAGGAGAAGAAACAGAAGCTATTCATGAAGTAGCAGCAGCAGAACAAGATAGATTACAAGGCATTGATTTAGATGAAGATGAAAAAAATATGACTGAAGAAACTAATGAAGCTTCTACTGCTACAGCTGACACTAGTGCTATTGAAGAAGGGGAAGTTGAAAATGCTGAAAAAGAAGTACAGGAAGCTTTAAATGCTCAAAATCCTACTTTAGATGATGGAGAATTAGATGCAGGAAAAGCTAATGAAAAACAAAGACAAAAAGATGAATCTCCTAATTTAAGTGAAGAAGAATTAGCTGAAGGTAAAAAAGCTGATGCTGCTACTAAACCAGAACTTGATGAAGAAGAACAACGAGGTTTTTCTGCAGAACAACAAGATACTAATTCTGATACTAAACAAACAAAAGGAATAGACCCAGTAGAACAACCTAAACCTATTTCTGATGCAGATGATGCTTTAAATACTGTAGGTAATAATTATAAAAATGCTGTAAGATATATTTTCAAAAATTGTCGTATTTCTATTTATACTTATCCACAAATTGGTTTAAATCGTTTTCAATATAAATTTATTAAATTAGGAAATCTTATTATAGGATATGATTTTAAAACTTCTAGAGTATTTTTACCTTCTCAATATGTAGGAAAAAATTCAATAACAAATCAGCCAGAATTTAAATATATCTTTACATATTTTGATGATAATACAATAAATAAATCTCCTTTAATAAAAGCTTTATTTCAAGGTATACAAGAATATTTAAGTCTTATGTATGATGATTTAACCCCAACAGGTAATAAAAAAGATATATTACATCTTCAAACAGAAAAAGCAATTTCTTTTTCACAAAATGATGCCTTAAAAATCATTGAAGAAGAAGCTTTAAGACTTTTATCTCAACCTGATATTCAAGATACTAAAAATAAAGAAAAAGAATCTCCTATTGATACTGAGGAAGATAAAAAAGATATAAATGAAAGAGTTTTAAATCCTATTAAATCTAAGGAACAAAGTGAAAAAGATATTACAGAAGATAATAAAAATGTAGAAGATAATCCTTCACAAAGTACTTTATCTTCTCAAGCTAGTCAAGAAAGTGAAGAAGCTCCTATTAGTAATATATATGATTATTGGAGAAGTAATACTTCAGAATATAAAATTCATAGAGAAAGAGGGGATGATGCTCCTTATTATGAAGTCTCTAAAAATCCTATTCATAAAGTTATTTATAAATTTTTAAAGAAGCATGGTGTATTTGAAAGAATAAATAATCATTCTTATAAACCTAAAGATAAAGTAAGATTTGCCTTTAGTAAATCCCTTAATGAAAAAGCAGGTATTCCAGTTTTATTAGCCATAGACGAAAATGGACAAATTGTAGCAGACTTACCTAATCCTAAAGATGTAAACTTTTCTCATTATAAAGGTTTAAAAGAATTTTATGATAAGTATTCTAATATTGTTGCAGAAGATACTTCAGAAAATGATTTAGTTATTATTCCTAATGTCACAAGTAGTATTGCTAAATGTTTAATTGGAAAACCTCATTATTTAGAGATTAATAAAAGAAATACTTTAAATGATATTGCAAGTACACAAACTTCACAAGGAACTAAACAAAATACTCCTAAAATAGGAGTAGCTTTAATGGATGAAAATGGGAATACTATAATAAGAATGGATGGGACTCAAAAAAGAGGAGCTAGAAATTTAGAAGAAAGAAAAGTTTTAAATCCTATTGATGTAGAACAAGGACAGCCATTTTTATTAATTGAAACTTCAGACCCATTAAGAAAATATTATCCTGTTCCTATTTCTATGAGATATTATCAATCTCAAGCCAATACTACTTTAGATAAAATTGCTACAGAATTATTAGAAAATTTGCCCTCTCCTTCTAATGTTATTGAATGGAAAAAGAAATTTAGACAAATTTTTAATGTTCAAAATGTTACAGTAAACTTCAATAAAGAGGGTAAAGTAAGAAATATAGCAATATTAAAACAGGATGAAAAAGATTGGATATTTTTACAAAATCCTAAAGATATTGAGAATAAAGAAGTTCCTTTTAATATTGATTATAGATTATTAGATAGTAAAAATGCTTTTGGTACTAACTTAGATTATAATAGTATAATTGGTGAAGTAGCTCAAACTAATTTAAAGAAAGGAGAACATTATACTATAAATGATTGGGTAATAATTAATCCTATTATTGAAGGAACAGAACAAAAAGCAAAAAGTCCTAAAGGTAAAAGTAAAGAAGAATTATTAAGAGAAAGGGCTAATAAGGCACAAGAAGCAGGTAATTTAAGAAAGGCTACTAATGCAACTAATCATGAATTTGATATTAATAATTTTAAAATAGTTACTATTAACTTAAATGGCCATAATTATCTTTATAATATGGATTTAGAAAAAGGTGCTATTATTACAAAAGAAGGTAAGATTATTCCAATTGAAGATAGATTAGAAGAAGCTAAAACATTAAAAGACATAGAAAAACAAATTAAGATTTATAGAACTCTAATTAACTTATATATTATAGCTCATAATATTAATGTAGATGATATTAAGGAAGATTCTTATCATAATAAAATAATAAGTACTCCTTTTGGCTATTATAATCTTACAAAACATGAAATTGTAACAGGAAATCAATATAAGCAATATACAGAAGATGTAGCCTCTAATCCTTCAAATTATTATAATGTACATACTTATAGTAATGCAAATGGTGATTTTAAAATGAATTATGCTGTAAATAAGGATGGTTCTAAAAAAATACTTAATTTTAATTATAAAGGTAAAACTTATACTTTAAGAGCTTTTGAAGATGAAATTCTTGATAAAATTATGGCACTTTCACCTGAACAAGAATTTGTTGGTAGGACTTTTTATTCTACTGATTTTGGTACTTATTCTTTCTATGATACTGATGGTAAATTTGATTTATTAGACCTTAAAACAGCTCAAATGATAGAAGCTACTTCAAATCAAACTGCAATGGATTCTATAGAAGAGGGTATAGATAGTGAATTAGAAAAACAAGAAGAACAAACTACTAATGAAACTGCTATTAATAGAGATAATATTATTGAAGTATTAGCAAAGCAAGCAGGTAATAATGCAGTTATTAATGCTATTTTAAAGGAATTGTCTAATGAATCTATTGAATTATTAAGTAAAACAAATGTTTCACAAGCTGTAAATGTTTTAAAGCAATTAAAAGCTTTAAATAGAACTTTAAAAACTAAAGAAGCTAAAGATAAATTTATTCAAACTAAATTAGGAAAAAAGAATTCTTTAGTATCTACTTCTAATAATTCAACTAAACCAATAGACCTTAATAAAGAAGTGTCAACCTTAATTAGAATATTACCACAATTAACTAAAGATAATGCTATTAAAATTGTAGAAGGATTAATAAAAACTACTAATGGGGATTCTTATGGTACTTTTTATAAAGGAATAATTACTTTATCAAATCAAGCTGTTTCAGGAACTGCTTATCATGAAGGTTTTCATTATGTTTTTAATACTTTATATAATAGTAAAGAAAGACAGTCTTTATTAGAAAGAGCTAGAAAAGAATTTGGTAATCTTTCAGAATTAGAATTAGAAGAAAAATTAGCTGAAAACTTTGCAGATTTTGTACAAACTCAAGAAAGTTTAGTTGAAGATAAAGGAATTAAATCTTTCTTTAAAGAATTTTGGAATTTAATAGCTAGCTTATTTAATAATAAAATTTATATTGATAATGCTTTTAGAAATATTTATAAAGGAAAGTATGCACAACAAAATGTAAATACCATAACTGTAGAAGAATTAGCTAAAAAAGCTACTATTAATAGTTATAATCATAATAAATATGCTTATGAAAAATTAAATGAACAACAAAAACAATATATTGAAGAAACTAAATTAACAAGACAAGAATTTGATAATATGTCTACTGAAGAAAAAGAAATTTTCTTTAAATGTATGATATAATAAAAAAATAAGGGTGGTAGTTATAAAACTATCACCCTTTATTTTAATTAGTACTTCTTGAATAGAATTGAATAGAATTATCTAAGTCATTAAAGAATCTATCTAAAGAATTATATTGAGAAACAATTGGAATAGGTAATTTCCAAAATCTTGAATATAAAGTACTATGTCCTTCAAAAGGACCACTTTGTTTTTCATCAAACCACATAGGAGGATTTATAGCAGCCCAAGTAAATTTTAAAGTATTATTAATTGCTGATAAACAAGGCATAGGAGATTTAACTGTTGATAATAATTCATTTGCCATAGTTAAAGATGGAGTTAAGTTACCTAATTCATGTGTACTTCTTTGAGCAATGTATTCTACCATTTTTAAATACCAAGCTCTGTCCTCATCATCATCAGGCCATTCAATTAAGTTCGCAAAACACCATACTGCCATAAATTGCAATATTTCAGTTATACCTCTTTTAATATTAGCCTTTTCATTTTTATTTAAATTTCCCCAAGCTACTCCTAATGAATCTCTACCTTTAATTAAATCTACAATAAATCTTCCCATAGTTCTATAATAACCTTCTTCATATTCATTTAAATCATAATTAAATTGATTCTTCATGAACCTTCTATTAAATTGAGGTTTAATCCACTTTCTATATTGTAAACATAATCTACCTAAAATAACTCTTTGTGCCATTTCTTTATCTTCTTCATTATATATACCAAATAAAGATTGATTCACATGAGCTATTTTTCTTGCAAATGAAGTAGCAGTGATTTTATTACCATTTTCATCAGTATAATCACCATCAATATACATCTCTTTTATTCCTTGATTATTAAAATCTCTGATTTTTAAAACATCCCATAAAGTACCTACTTCTTTACCATTTTGATATATTTTTTGGTTTTTACACATAGCTATAGCAGTTCTATTATATAGCCAATGGTCTCCACATTCTTGTCCTAAATAAGCTATAGTTTTACCAAATAATCTTTTAAAAGCGTTACTATTTTTAGAAGTAGCTAAATTACTTTTAAAATTTTGTCTTACATCAAATAATTCATCAAATAAAGCTAATTTATTTGTTTTAATATTACTATTTAGTTCTCCTAAATAACCTTGAATTAATTTAATATATTCTGCATCAGCTGAGGCTAAAGTTTTAGGAGTAAAATATTGATGTGCAGCAGCTTCAATATTTTGCATAGCAATACCTGTAGTAACATTGGCAATATTAGCTAACCAGTTAAAACCCATTTGAGCCATTGAACAAGTTTTTAATAAAGCTGTTACTACTTTATTTCTATTAAATTTAGTACCAAATAATTCAGTATAGCCACTATCATGCAAATGTTTACCATATACTTGGCTATCTAAGAAATCATCTATTTTTTTATCAATATTAGTACTACTTAAAGGTAATACAGATTCTATTACAGTTTTTACACCATTAATATTTAAAACTTCTTTTACTGCAGAATCCCCTCTTGTAGTTAATACTTTTCTATTATGTAATACATTTCTACCTAATTCTAATTGTTCTACAATACCAGATAATTTATCATAATCATGGGCAGCAGAAGCATACATCATTAAAGTTTTAAATACATCTGTAGAAAGCTCATCTGTATTCTCTAACATAGTATTATATAAATGAGGTAACACAGAAACTTCCCTTCCTTCAAAATCAGTTAAAGTTGTTCTATAATTAGCACCAAACAAATTAATATCATCATTTTGTTCTGTAAGAGAAGTTGCAAGATTGCTTTTAATATTCTTTAAAATAGATGAAGGAGAAGCCCAACTATTAAAGAATCTTTGTATATTATCTTTTCTAATTTGAAGAGCTTTAGTTAAAACTGTTTCATTTTTAGGATAATACTTGTCTAAAGAAGCTTTAAGATTAAAAAATTTCTTTAATAAGTTTAATTGTGTTTCTGATAAAGAAGCATAAGCTTTATTTAAATATTTATCATTAGGAACTCTTTTTATTATAAATGTATTACTTGAAGTAAAGATTTTTTGTGTAGTTGAATGAGAATCATACCAAGCTATTCTTTCTGCAATTTTCTTTTTAGCATTTTCTCCTTTAGCAATTTTACCATATTTTTCATTAAGAGAATCTAAAAATTCTTTTTCATCTTGCTGATATTGTCCTATATTATATTTAGTAATATAATTTCCTGTTTTTTTACCATTTCTATCTACTTCAAACATCCATTCATAATTAGTAATTCCTGCTTGTTTAAATTCTTGCATTAATGTTTGAATCTCTTTTATAGATGTAAGAGTTTCTTCTCTTGCTGCATCTTTAGCATTTTTTACAATTTTATCTAAAACTCTAAGCATAATATCAGAAGAAGTTCCCATACTATCTAACCATCTATCAAAAACAGAAATATCAGAAGTTGCCTTCGTTAATAATTCTTGAATAGTAATTCTACTATTAGGATTGTTTGGGTCTAATTGAATTATATCTCCAGTAATAGGAGTAATAAATTTAGCAAAAGCTTCTACACTTAATTTAGTATATCTTGAAGCTACTAAAGAATTAAGAGAATTTAATTCTGATAAAAGTTGAGATAAACTAACAGTTGTTTCTTCTTTTGTTTCTTCATTAACTCTAGTTACTGTATATTCTTTAGCTTCTTTTATATTATCAACATTAGCATTTACAAGATTATTTAAATCTGTTATAAAAGGAGAATAAGAAGTTAATATTAATCTTCCCATTCTAAGAATATGACATATAGCTCCTAAATCATCTGTTTCATGATTCATAATATCTTGAAATTTTTCATATACACTTGATAATTCATCAACTGCATTTTCAGTATAATCAAAGATACCTTTTAATATTACATCTTCATTAGTAGAATCTAATACATTTTGTAATATTTTATACATATTTTTACCTTCTGTAGAATTAAATAATTTAGTTTTTTTAGCTTCCACTAAAGAGGCTTTCTTTAATATATCAAGATTAGTTTCTATATCAGACCTTAAACTATTAAAAGAAATAGATTCTCTTTGAGCATTTTTAATTTGTTGTTCTGTAAGAGAAGTAACTTTTACTACATTTTGAGCTACTTCACTCATTAAATTATTAGCTTCTATTAAAGCTTCAATAATAGCTTGTGCATCTACATCTTTAAATTGAGAGACAATTTGTTTACAAAGTCTATTAAATAATGAACTGTTTAATCCTTCAATATTTTGTTCTAATAAATTCTGCCTTAATAATTGTCCTAAAGCTTCTTCAGCAATAAATTCATTAGCATTTGAAAATCCTTTATAATATTCTTGTAAAGTTTTATATTCTTCTCCTAATAAACTTTTTACTAAATCTTCATTCTTCAGTAAAATATTTAAGGCTCTTTGAATTAAAGGATTATCAGACATAGCTCTAATAATTAAATGTGAAAATTCTTCACTAATAGCATTATGTCCTGCCATATTATTTGCTCTTCTCACAGTAGCCACTACATCTTTAGCAACCCTTGAAGCAGATTCAAAAGAAATAACTCCTTCTCTTCCTGCTTCATATTCTACAGAAGATAAATCTTCAATTTCTACACCAAATTTATTTAATTGTTGTGCTAATTTTTCATTTATAGTAAATGAAGCATATTGATTTTTAAATAAATTTTTATTCTGCTCATTATTTTCTAATACTACACTTCTAATACCATTTTCAGTATATTCAACTATTGATGTATATTCAGAATGTTCTTTATTAAAATTTTTACATTCTTCTAAGCATGTTTTATAATTAGCTATAGTATCTTCTCTTTCTTTAAAGTTTTCTTGTAATATATTTATATTATCTTGTTTTGAAAGTTTTTGTTTAATATATTCATTATTAATTAAACTTTCAAAAGAGGGGATTCCCTCACTATCTAAAATGAGAGAATCCTTATAATCTTTTTGAAATTGAGAATCTATAGCTATACCATAAATATTCCAAGCTTTATTATAACCTAATGTTTTTTTTAGTTTATTAAAAGTTTTTACTCCTCTATTAGGAGCTAATACACATGATTTAGCCATTTTAATTATTATTTTAATCAGATTTTACACAGGGATTTAATCCTTCTTTATCAAGATTTTCTTTTGAATTATATTTTTCTTTTACTTCTTTTGATGCTTCTTCAGCTTCTTCATAAGCTTCAGCAAAGTCTATAAAAGCTTGGTCCATTGAAGCTATAGCAGACATTGCATCTTCATCATACAAAGCTTGTTCTGTATCAAAATTATCATCTATGATAGCTTCTTCTTTTTCATTTTGTCTAATCATATTTTTGAACTCTGAAGTAGAAGTTGCATTAAATAAGTTTTCTTTATCTCTATTAGGAGTATAATCTAATATTTCTCTACCTGTAGCATTTTTATTATAGTAAATAATTTCATTATCATTTAATTTAGTTCTTTCATAAGAAGGAATTTTGACATATTCATAAGCATATTTACCATTATTTAAATCTATTAACTTATTAGTTGTAACATAATAATTATAAGATATAGTACCTCTAGGATTTTTTTCACCAATTAAAAGAAAATCTTTAGGAGAACTATCTTTTACTTTTTTAGTTAAAGATTGTTTTATAGTCTTTTTTAATAGAGGAATCATTATTTTATTACCATTAGAATCTAAATAATTCTTTTTAGTTATTATTATCCTTGTAAGGGGTAAACTTTTTAAATTATTTAAATAGAATTGATTAATAAAATTCATATCTTCCATATTAGTAGTTTTTCTTAAAGTTTCCTCATATTCTGGGATAGCTTTAAAAAACTCAGTAGTAAAGAATTGATTATAACTATTAGGAGTAAACTGTAAACCATCTAAATAATATGAATATTTAAATAAATCTAAGGCTAATTGTCTTGATTCATCATTCATATATAATAAAGAAGTAAAGTTTTGTTCTAATTGATTTCTTAATATATCAGTCATTCTACCCGAATTTTTAAATACTATTTGTCCATTTATAACAGTAAGTTTATTTAGTATGGGTAATGCAAATATATCTTTATATTTATCAGAAATTTGCATTTTTAAGAATTTTAAAGGGAAAGTATATAAATAATAATCTCTTTTTTCTTGATAAGTATGTGTATCATCATTTCCCAATAATCTAGTTCCTGATAATTTATATACCAAATATTGCTTAATTACTTCATTGATTATAGCTGGAGATACATTACAATTTGTAGCATTAGCAAATATAGTATTTTGTAATAATTTTGGTAAAGTACTTAAATCTTCTTGAAATAAAGAATTAAAAATAAGATTAGGGGCTTCAGTAATTCCTAATTGAGTAGCAGTAAATACTCTATCTCCTGCTAATAATTGTTTACCTTTAGGATTATCAATATCTTCAAATACACTGTTTAAAGAATTTTGTAAAAGTTGTACATAACTATTAACATCATCATCATTATTTAATTCCTTTTTATTGTCTAATAATCCTTTTCTTCCTTCAGGGCTTCCAACTAATTGTTTAATAGCATCTAAAGAATTATAAAAAATACTATCAGTATTGTTTTCTTGCAGTTCATAAGCTGCAATATTTTGAATTTGATTTAAAGATTCACCAAATGAATTTTTTACTCTACCATTAGGAGAGTCACCTCTTGCAATTTGTGTTAGTGTTTTTACACTTTCTCCTACTTTTGTAATATTGTTAAACATTAACATTGGATAAGCAAATCTCATTACAAAATCAATTAATTCTTGTTCTGATAAATTATTCTTTTTTAATGTAAAATCAGCAATAGCTATATTTAAATCTTTAGTAATTGATATACTCTTATCTTTTAAACCTGTTGATATAGCTTTTTCTACTTTGTCTTTAAAATCTTTAGAAATCTCAACTCCTCTTGCTTGAATAGAATCTCTTAAAGATAATGCCCAATCAGTTAATAGGTTTAATATAGCAGTTTCATTAAATTTTAAAGAAGGTAAAGATTGATTTTCTTTTATATAATTACTTATTGCAGGAATATTAAAGAATGCTCCTATTGATTTTATATCAAAACCTAAATCTAGCATTGTACAAGCAACAAAAGCAACATCGGGATATTGATTTAATAAAGCTAATACAGGGTCTTTAACATTATCTACAGAAGCTGCATTAAATTCAGCACAATTTTTTGTAATTCTATTATTGCCTCCTTTTTCTTGTATATCACTTAAAGAAGAATATTCATTATTATTCCACTTAATATTAAAATCTTCATTAGTGTTAATAATAAATTTTAAACCTTGTCTTTTTGCTTGATTAGAAGTATTATTAGCATAAATACCAATATTAGCAGCTCCCACCATATTTTGATTATGATAATATTCAAAAGTTTTTAAAGATAATGGGTCTGCTTGAATTTCATATTCATCCAAGAATTTTTTTAATTCTTTTAAAGATGCTTTTGAAAGACTCTCTTCAATTTCTTGAGCAGAAGTGACTTTTTTATATTTTTGCCAAGAAGCAATCAATTCAGAACTATTTAATATCTTTTGTTCATAACCTGTTTTTTTCAAGGTATCATAATTACCAGGTGAAAATACTTGGTCTCTTACTTTAACATTTCCCCAAATTCCTCTATAAATATCTAATACTAAATTTTGTCTACTTTCTCTTGAATTTTCTTCAGGGGATTTACTGAAATCATATTTATATGTTTCATATTTTTTTGTTTTTTCATTGAAAAAGAAATTATATAACATTAAAAATTTCTTATCAATATCGAAATCTTCACCTGCTAATAATGTAGTATCAGCAGGTAACATAATAGTATTACCATTTTCTTGAGGTAAAAAACCTTTAATAATAAAAGACATTGCTGAATATTTACTTTCAGTAGGTATTCTGTAACCAAATCCCTCTAATAATTTAGGGTCATTTTCTTTTACTTTTTCAATATCTATTTTTTGACCTATAATTTTTCCCTTTTTAAAAATTGGAGTTAAGAAAGGTGCTAATGTTCTTTGAGAATGCCAAGGCATATATACTTCAAATTGTAAATTACTTTTTTCATCTTCAATAACATGAAGGTCATTAGTATAACCAAAACTTGATACCAAAGTACAAGCACCTCCTTTTAATACTTTTTGTTTAGTAATTCTATTACCAAAAACTGATAAAATTAATTCTTGAATTTGCCTTAATGTTGTTGGATTATTTAAAGGTAAATTAAATTGCTTATTACCATTTTTATCTGTAATAATTTGTAAAGCTTCTTTTAAACTATTGCCAAATTTGGGATTACCTTCAATACCACTTAATAATAGTTTTTGCACTTTTTCAATACTTGAAAAATCATTTACAATAGATTTAAAATCTTCAAGTAAATCTTGTATTTGTAATCCTTGAAATAAAGTTGAAATTTGTTTTTTATTTAATTTTTTTCCTTGTACTTCTATTTCAATATCATCTGGCATATCTGCTGGCATAATTGTTCTTGTTTGAGAACCATGTGTAGCATTTGCATCAAATAAATGTTCTGTATTTACTTGAGCTATCATATAATCTTCAGTAGGAATTTCATGAACTACAGATGTATTAAAAGATATTCCATTTTCTTCTTTTATTTCATCAGAATCATATACTTTATTTAAAGCATATTTTTCCAAAGTATTAATTACTTCTTGTTTTGAAGGCTGTATTTTTAGCATATAGTCTTTATATTTACCAAAAGTAATTAATTTATTCTTTAATTTATAATTTAATAAAGTGGTTAATTTATCATAATTAGACATTTCTGCAAAAGCCTTATTTGCTTTTTCTGCTGAATCATAATCTTTACTAACTAATTCAAATGCTTCTTTCATTAACTGTTTATTATTAGCATTTAAAATTTGAGCTACTTTTTTAGAAGAATAATTTATATTAATAATACCTTGTCCTCCTGCCTTTACGCCTGATTCAAATATTGCAGTATCAAAATGATATGTTTCAAGAAATTGTTGTAGTCCTTCTAAAACAGCACTACCTTTTTTATTACCATGATTCATAGCACTAAATAAAGATAATAAAACTGATTCACTATCCTTAATTTGATGTCCTACTTTCATTCTACCCCCTACACCATCATTTGAATTTATTTGAGTATAAGCAAAAGGTTTTATTGTATTATAAATAGCAAAGAAATTATTATAAGTCCATTTCCCTGTTTTTAAATTATTATAAGCTTCCTCTAAAGCATCAGTCCATAAACCTTGCATATCTAAAAAACTTCTATAAGATTCCAAGGTTCTATATCCTTGAGCATCTGTAGCATTAATAGAAGTAAGTTTAATAAGAATATTATTCTTTTCTGCTTCAGTTATTCTTTTTTCTTTAACTGCTTTTTTTAAAGAATCTTCATATAAAGTATAAGAATAAGAAGTTAAAATATTATCAGCTAAATAAATTGTTTTAAAAGTCTTCTTACCATATTTTGATAAAGGATTTAATCTAGTACCACTAGCATAAACTTCTTTAAATCTTTTTTGAAAATCAGTTTGATTCTTATAAAAAGCTAAATCTGTTGCAGTTAATTGAATAATTTGAGACTCAGCATAAGTACTATTCCATATATAGTTTTCAATTTGGTCTTTTATAAATTCATTTTCTTTTATGCTATTACCTTCAATTCCTTCTGGAATAGTAAAAATAGATTTAATTTCTTGGTAAGAAAAATCTTTAAGAAAATCTTGTACCTTTTTATTTAATATATCTGTTAGAATTTCATCTAATTTATTATTAAAACCTTCAATACCTCCATCTATTTTAGCTTGTTCTAATTCTTTAGCATGACCATTTAATTCTGGGATAAATAAAAATTTATCACCTCTTTTATCAAAGTTTTGTATTTTGGCTACTCCTGCTTTTTTTCTATTTCTTACTAAAGCAATTCTTTGCATTTCCTGTAAGACTAAATCTCTATATAAAGGTAATAATTGTTGCTTATAGTTAGCCCCTACAAATCTTGGCATTCTTATAAACATTGCCATTTCTGAATCTGAAAAAATAGGAAAATGATAATTAGCAAAAGTTAAATCACTTCTTTCATCATTTGTAGCATTAAAAAACATACTAAGAAAATTGTATTCAATTTGCTTAGGCTTCCATTTATTATATTCCACTAATTCATTAGTATCAGAATCTCTTACAAATTTCATTTCTGTAACTTCCATTTGCTCTTGAATTAATGGATTAGAAATTAACATTTCCAACCATCCATTCCTAAATTTACCAGTTTTACTATTATAAAAGAAGTTATATGGTTTAAATTCTTTTTCTACATATTCTTTTATTTTAGTAGGAGATGATAAATGTTTTATCATATTACTAAGATATGAAGGAGGAGCATAAGAAGAATATGAATTACCATTTTGTCTAAAATTTGATACTTGAGATAAATTATTAAAAACTTCTATAATATTTGATAATTTTTTAAGATTGTTTTTATTGGCATCAACAAAATGTTCATCTAAGTTTTGTAAAGTTTTAGTGATTATTTTATCTACTAAAGATTTAAACTCATTAAAATTGTTAATCCCTTCTTCTACAGAATCAAAGTTAAAGAAAGTATTCAAAACATCTTGTTTGGTAAAATTAATACCTAAACCATTTATAACAGATTGAATTTTTTCAGCAACTTCATTTTGTTCTTCTTCTGTAGAGTCTTCAAATATAGTTAATATATTTTGGTCTATTTCATATAGAAGTTGTGAAATCTTAGATAAGTTTTCTTTATTTAATGTCCTATTTGAATTATAAATAGAAGTTTCTTTATTTAAAATAATACCATGTTCATAATTAGAAGTAACATTATTAATAATAGTTTCTTCAGCAGTAGAATCATTAATATTTATAATTTTTTGACCTTGATTAATTACATACTTAACTTGATATTTATTAAAATTAGAATAAAATAAAGAGCCTAAATTTTCATTATTATCTAATTCATCTAATATTTGATTTATCCAATCATACTTAACAGCAGCTTTAGTTAATAAAGGATATGTAATATTACCTTCATCATCTCTTTGCATAAAATCTTCAGGGTCTATTAATTCTTTAGAAATAATATCACATAAAGTTGCATAAGCTTGATTATAAGGTAAATATCTAATGTTACCAAAATCATCTATATCAGCCTCCTCACCATTTAATTTTACAATATTATAAAGAATTTTTCTTATTTCTTTACTTAAAGTTTTATGAGGGTCTTGGAATTTTAATTTAGTAGACCAACCTTCATTACCTGCAACACCTCTATCCTCTTCATTATCTCCAAATTCTGAATCTTCAGTATCTTCTTCCTCTTTTGAATTTTCTATAATAGGAGTAATTGCACCATTATTTTCAGTAAAAGAAATTTTTATATCATTAAAAAATTCAATTTGAGGAGCAGCATATTTTAAAAAATTATAATAATAATCATTTACAACTTTCCATAAATGTTTATTAGTTTCATCAGCATACTTAAAAGAATCCTCAATTTCTTGTTTAATTTCTGTAACAATATCTCTACCTTCTTTTTTTAATAAAGATAAAGCTAAAGCCTTACTTTTACTACTTTCAGTATCTTTTAATTGTTTTTGATATCTATAATATTTATTAATAAGTTGTTTATCTTTATTATTTATAGCTTCTTGTAATTTTTGATTATTTAATTCTATTGCATCTTCAATAAAAGAATTTAATTTATCATTAAAAAGTCTTGCAATATAATTAGTGGCATCTTGAATTTGAACAGAAGATAATAAATAAGAAATTGTAGTAAAATCAGTTTCATTACTAACAGTTAAATGTTCTATAGATTCAAAACCTAAATCTAAATCTTTAAGAACTTTTTTAGCTTTTTCTCTTAATTCTTTATCCTTTTTCTTTTGTTCTTCCTGCTGCTTTTTATATTGTTCTACTTCTGCTTGAATTGCAGTTGAAGTAGTATCATCAACATTAATAGTTGCTAATGATTTAGCAGAATCTTTTGTAGTAGGAATTTCTTCTTCAGTTGTTGCTTTCTTTTCTGCCTTTGTTTCTTTATTTTCTGTATCTCCCTCATTTAAAAGAATATTAATAGCATTAATACCTTCTAATTCTTTACTAGTATAAGGTTTTATTTTTCTATAAGTATTTAATTTTTCTAAAGCTAAATCTATACTTTTATTTAAAGCATCTTCTTCTCCTGCATATATATTCTCTAAAGCATCTGCTGTATATAGAGAAAACAAATAAACATCAGCCGATAATTTACATTGCTCTGATATTTTAGGATTTATTTTTTTAACTTTTTCTTTCCATGATAAAAAATCTTCTTTATTAGTGAACTTTGAAAGAAATAAAGCCCCACTTTCTTCTCCTAATGAAGTTAAAAGAAAACTTTTCTTATCCCAAGTTTGAGTGTCTTCTGTATATAAAGGCACTTCTATAGAAACTATATCCTTAGATTTATTATATTCTTTAATAAATTTAGACATTATTTCTATTTTCTTAGTATCAGATAAATTATCATACATTTCATTATTACCAATAAAACTAGTAGGTAATAAACATTCATAGTTTCTTGCTAAAGCTACAGAAATATTTAATTTCTTAGCTAAAGCTCTAGTAACATTTGTTACTGCTCTACAAAAAATTGCCATATTAAATATTAATTAATTTATTTGCAAAGATACAAAACCTATGAATTTTATATAAGATAATAATAAAAAAATAGGGTGCTAAGTCAAAAAGACCTAACACCCTATAAATTAATATAATGTCTAATCAATAAAATCAGTAAAATCATTTATTAAAGTTCCTTTATCATAAAAAGGTTTATTATGACAAATATACCCTAACCATGAATGATATTCATAAATAGAAAACATATAATATCCAGCTTTTTGAAGCTCTTTAAAAGCTTGTTTCATTTCACACCCTCTTATTCTTATGGCTTTTTCACCATCAGAACAATCACTTTTAGAGCCAAAACAAAAAGGTTTATTAGAGTTTTTATAATAAATTAAATATAAAGTTTTATTTCTATGTAAACCAAAAGTAGTAGGATGAAAAATATTATAATAATTTCCTCCTCTTCTATCTAAGAATACAGTACAAATATCTTGTACTATTTCTTCTCTTATTTCTGTAGGAATAGAATAAGTATTTTTAGGAATATTAATCATAATTTAATTAAAATAAAAAAGTAGTTTAAAAAAAATAAGGTCACTAAGTATTATCTCAATGACCTTATATAATAAATTTATTAATTAACTAAAATCAGTAAATAAAGAAAATCTTAGCCCACCATCATATTTTGTAATAAAATCAGAGTAATGGCTATCAATTTTATCATCTTTGGCATACTTTATAAGTTGTTTATTATAAGTATGATAACTATTATTCAATTTTTGTTCATTAGGGTTCATTTCATAATATGTTTTTGATGTACAAAATTGATAATATGGTAAATCTCTTAATAAATATTTATAATTAATAAGACCAATAGCAGCATTACATATATCTAATTGTTTTAATTCATCAAAGGTTGTAATAGCTTTAGATGGGTGAAGAGATTTTCCAATTTCTTTATTAATAAATTCATACCATGTAAATTCTACACCATATTCATCTACAATTTTTGCATTATTATCATCAATAAACTTTTTAATACTTGCTAATGTTGGTTCATAATATTTCAAATTATTTGCATCCCAAAGAAATACCCAACCATAAGAACGTTTACCTAAATGAATTTTTTTATTTTCTACTAAATGTTTAATTTTTTTTGATAAATCCTCAATTTCTTGTGCTACTTCATGAAGATTATATTCTGTAGTACTTTTAAAAGATTGTACTATTTTATTTATAAGCTCTTCAAACTTTTGTTTATCCTTATTTTTAAAAGGAAGTATAGCATAAAAATTAGTTTCCATTAGTAAAAGTATTTATTTGTTAATAAATTTTTATTAATTTGCAAGAATACTCTCTACATACCTAACTACTCGTTCATATTCTCTTCCACTTTCTTCACTATCAGCATAAGCTTTCTTTATTAGTTCTTCTCCAGTACCATAAAAGCAACCCACCTTCCACATATTATTGCTTCGTGTCCATGTAAAATATCTACCACTACTCCACCAATTTTTGAATAAAATATAATCGCTAATTTTACAAACCTTTGCAATACCACCAATTTCAGTGTTACCATTAACTTTAACATTGCCATAAATTTCTGCATTGTTATAAATATGAGCATTACCATATATATGAGCATTTTCATATATTTTTACATTACCACAAATTTCAACATTATCATATATCCAAACATTACCATAAATCTTAGCATTACCAGTTATTATTACATTATTGAAAATAAAAGCATAATCAAAAATTTCAGCATTGCCACAAATCTTAACATTATCACATATTCTTCCACAACCATATACTCTAGCATTATTATGTATCCAACATTTTCCTTTTTGTGATAGATTATCTTCTGTTTCAATCCATCCACCAATATCACCATTTTTAATATTATCAAATGATGTTATTGCTTGTATGCGATGTAATGTATGGCCATTAACTACTTTTGTTTCATCTGTAAGGATATATTTCTTTTCCATACTTATATTATTTTATTCTTTATTAAGTTCTTCAATTAACTATTCATAACTCTTAGTAAGACCTATTAATCGTTTAGTAACATTATTAAGTGGTAAAATATAATTTTGGCAACAATAACTATTACAACTTGATGTAGTAAAAAAGTTTAGTTTTCCATTAGAATCTTTACCACAATATACACGTACTTCCCATATATCATAATTAAAATTTCTCACTAAACAAGATTGCCATTTTTGTGGAATAAAGTTAGAATAATCTTTTTTATATGTAGGTATTTCTATTATAAGATTATAACGACTTTTATAATTAGGATAGCACGCATTACCTTCTTTTGTATATGTATTCAACATTTCTCCATTATAATCATTTTCAATAATAGCTACAATAGGAAAGTCTAATGCATCTTTAGAAAGTGGTTTCTTATTCCAACATACAATTCTTACTTTTTTTCCTTCTTGTGTTAATATTCTTCCTTTCTTTTCTCCTTTTGTAATTTTTTTTGCTAATTCAATATCAAAAGGAATTTTCTTAAATATTCGTTTCATGCCTTAATATAATTTCTTTTAATAAATTCTTCTTTTAAACCACAAGCTAATTCTCTTGCCATAGGATGTGCAGCATTATCACATCTTCTATAAAAGAAATTAGACCAAGCATCTTCAAAACCACATGAAATAAGCTCAGATTTAACTGATAGAGGTAGTACCTCTCTTGCTTGTTGTGGAGTCCAACCTTTATTTATAAGAGCATTATACCTTTTTTCAGCACGTAATAATGGAGCCAAAAAGTCACTTAAAGTACCATCATCATCTATTTCTGCTATATATCTATCATGGTCTACATTATCCTCTGAACTGATAATTTGTTCACATTGAAATTTTAACCAAGAAGGTTTAATAAAAGTAAGTTCATTATCAAATTTATCCTTAGAATAATTACAATATCTAGTACTTTCAGCAAGATGACTTAAACCTACATGAGTTCTAAATTCATCCATTATTCCTCTAGAAGTAATAAAATGAACAGTATATCTTTTAGGGTAAAGTTCATCATTCTGTTGGTCAAAGTTACTCTCTACACTTGGAAATACCTTGATAATGGCAAGATAATATCTATAATTAGTAGTTACATAAGTAAGATTTCCTACATAATGATACTTAATCCATTGGTCATTCCACATATTATTTATACATAAAGTATCTCTCAATTTATGAAAATCTGAAATACTCATTTTAAGATGTACAGTGCCAAATTCAAGAGGTCTAGCATGGTCTCTTTTTACAAGCATATTTACAAATTTTTCATAAGAATCTTCTGTAATTTTATCTTGACTTTTGTAACTAATACGCGCACAATATTCAATATGTTTTTTAATATCCTTTATTGAAAATCCCTGTTGATTAACAATATTAAAATCTTGTTTAATTAATTTCATTGTTTAATATTTTAGATTTAAATTCTTTAAAATAAGCATTTTCAGCTTTTATTCTAGCTTTTATAGCTTCTTCTTTAGTATTATAATATCCAAGAAAAATCTTTTTGTATTGATGTTGAATCTCAGAATACCATTTATTCCTTATTTATTTTATTATTGATTTTTAATATTAGTATTTATTTTTTCTTTTGTATTATATGTTTCTTTAAAAAAAGAAATATTACAAAATAATTCAGTTGACAAACCTATTTATAAAATTTTAATAATGAATAAATTTAAAAGTCCTAATTATAGTAATATTAAAGAAATACTACTTAATTAGGACTTCCTACTAATCTATGTTCACTTCAAAATCATCAATATTCCAATCTTTAAATTCCTCAGAATTTTGAGGCATAGTATGTTGTTCTAAAACAGCTTCTTCTAAATCACAATCTTTAAAACTTGGATAACCGCAATCTTTATTATAATCCTCATCATATTCTTCAATATATTGGTAATCCTTTACTCTTATTTTCATAGTTTTACTCATTGTAATGGAAACTGTTACTTCTATTTCTTGCTCTTTAGGGTCTTCTTGATTATAAGGAGCATTCATTTCTTCTATAGTAGTCATATTTAATCTAATTCAAAAATGTAACCTAAACTTTTTGATACTTCAATATCTTTAATTGTATAAGCTTGTTGCTTTAAAGAGGTATTCTTTTTATTTAATTTTGTTCCAATGCTTAATTCTATATTTTCAAAATTTACTGAAGTATAATGTCTTTCTTTATTAGCTTTTACTAAAACAGGTTTAACAGCAGTATTACCAAAATATTTTACACTTAAAGTATAAAGATTTTCAGTGAGATGTACCAATGTTAATTTAAGATTAGAAGAATTTGTTTTAATACTAATTTTCGAAGGATTTTTAGTTACCATAATAGTATAAAATTATTGAATAAATAAAATAATAAATATCTATAATTTAATTAAAGTTTCTTATTTTCATGCCACATAATTGTCATAATAGCATAATTAGCTAAATCAAGTAAAGTATCTTTAATACTTTCATCTTTAACTTGTATATTACCATTTTTAGTAATAGCTTTTAATCTGTTTAATTTATCTTCCATTCTTACTAAAGCTGCAGTAATACCCCATTCATCACAACTTTTATCAAAAGAATTACCATAATCTTTATTCTTTTTTATAAAAGTTTCATTCATTTTTTTAGTGATATCAGTAAATTGAGATGAAACTTCCCTTGCATCATATTTTTTAAAATAAAAAGATAATGAAGTAGTTTTTGGTAGAGTATTTACATTAAAATGAACATTATTACAAGCTATTAAAATATTATCTTCAATACAATAATAAACTACATCATTTTTGAACATTAATTCTGAGTTTACTATCATATCATGTAAGCAAAGATACTTATTTCCTTTTTTAAATTCCATATTATTTTATTTTAATATAATTATTTAATGTTTTTTTAATTAGACAGGAAGAAATTGAATTAAAGATTGTGTTCCCCTATCAATATGTTTCTTTATTTCAATACAAGAATATTGATTGTTTATATTATTTCGTAATAAAGTTAAATGTTTACTTGTAGTAACAGAGTATTTATTAATATTGAGAAGAATTGTATCAGAAGTTAACCATTCAGCTATACAAGTATTATAACTAAATAGTTTATTTCCCTTAGAAAATAAAGAAAGGGATTTAGCGTATTCTTTATTAAGAAAAGCAAGAATAACATTTTTATTATTCATCATTTTTTTTAAAATTTAATTAATGAATCCAATGGTCTGAAATTTCAGCATCACTATCTAATTGTAATGTTTTTAAATAAGGTTTTCCTGCATTTGTCATTGTTTCTTTAATTTTATTTGTAACTATTTCTGTTAATTCATTAGGACATTCTACATTAATTTCATCATGGACTGGAACACAGAATTTAATTATATTAAAATAATTATTTTCTACAATCCAATTAAATAAATTAGTATTAAATTGTTTAAAAATTATTGCACCAAGTCCTTGTAAAGGGCTATTACAAGCATTCTTTTCCCATTTAGTTTTAGCTTTAAAATGTGTTTTTACTAATGAAGCAATTTTAGTTTTTTTCCCTTTATGATTTTCCTTATAATCTTCCCAAAATTCTCTAGTAAAAGATTGTTGTATTTTACACCAATATTTCCAATCCCACCAAAAAGCTTTATGGCCTGTTATAGGAGATATTAATATATAACCATTTTTTACCACAAAATTTTTATGATTATTTTGAAAGGTAGAAATACCTTTAAAACCTTCCATATAATTATCATAAACTTGTTTTGCAAAAGTAGGTTCCATATTATATTGAGAAACTAAAGTAGAATCATTGCCTCCATAAGCAAAGCAGCATAATTATTGTTTAGAATATTTTAATGTGAGATAATCAATGATATTTTTTTTAGTATCTTCTGATAAATTAGGAATATTTTCCATTTGATGTAATCCTTCTGGGTAAATTAATTGTTCTAATATATATCTTGCAAAAATAGCTTCCTCTTTTGTGTTATACATTTGAGAATGATATTGCTTATTATTTCTTCTTATATAAGCATTATATTTACCATTTTTATGTTGATAAACACCTTTTATTTTTAAAGTATTATAAGCTTTTTTATTTGCTTGATTAAGGGCATTAGTACAATATCTTAAATTATTCCTTCTATTATCTTTAATATTTTGATTAATATGGTCTATTTGTTCCCCTTCTTTAGCTTCCATTATTAATCTATGTAATAATATTTTTTTACCAGTATTATCTCTTGTTATAGCATATCCATTATTAGCTGTATACCATTTATATTTACTAACAATAGGATAATCTTCAGTATTTATTATATAGGTATCTTTTACATTATTACTAGGTAATTCATAAGTATCAAATTCTACAATATTTCCTTTAAACCTAAATTCATTTGGGTCATATTTAGTTCTAGGATTAGTATCTAATACTTTACCAAATTTTTGAATTTGCCAATAATGTTTTTTACAGTATCCATTTTTATTTTCTGAAGTATTTTGCCTACCACAAATTGGGCAAAATTGAATTTTTCTTTTTTTCATATTCTAATTTAAATAATTTAGTTGGGCTATTCCTTAACCATATAATAATGTACAACTATTATTACTTAGGTTCACATTAGTAGTCTCTAGGAAGGTAAATAATTACCATCACGGCGTCATTGCATTCACCGTTATTTGTGATTTTACATACATATTTCTATGTAAGGAGTCCTGCTTAATTGAACTCAGGATTTTTTGCTAATTGTCTTAAATGTTTATATTTACTTTTAATTTCTTTAATAGGGGTATCCCTAGGAATATCATTAGGAAAAACTAAATAAGCTACAGTACTATGCATATCTTCTCCTTTTAAAAATACATTAAGCATTGCTTCATCTTGAGATAAATCTGCCATTAGTACACTTTCTTCGCCTTTATAGTCACAAGAAATCCAAGTATTACCTTTTTCAGCACAAAAGCTAGCTCTTGTAATTTCATCAGCTGGAAGATTTTGAACTTGAGGATATGCACATTTTTTATTAGTATCTTTTTGTTTTCCTATAGGTAAACCTTTTAATTTAGCTAAATCATTGTTTTGTTGCTGTGAACCACAAGCTAATCTTCCTGTATCAGTACCTAATTGTCTAAATACTGTATGTATTCTATTTGTAATAGGATTAATAGCATTTAAATAATTTTGACTATAAGTACTACATACTTTTTTAGCTTCAGAATATGCTAAATAAATTTCATAAAATTCAGGATTTACATCTTTTTGTTTTTTTAATACTATAGCATCTAAACTATCTTTTTCTTCTTTTGTTTTTTTATCAATGCCTTTACAATTAAAACCTAATAATGTAAGAAATGGAATAACTTGTTTAGGACTATTCCAATTAATATTACATTTAGGAGTAGTATCAAATCCAGTCCATAAATTACCTTCAGTATTTATTGTATAGAATTTAGGATTGCCAAAATTAATAACAAATTCATTTAATTTTTGTAGTGCAATATTCATTTTTTCTTCATCTTTCCTCATTTTTTCTTGCCATAAAGAAACATTCATGTGAATACCACACCACTCATAATAAGCACAAGAAGGAATAAAATCACACTCAATTTTAGCAGCTTTAATTAATCCTTTTTGGTTTAATAAATTAATTTGTTTACACATTATATCATAAATATAGGTAACATCTAAAGCAGCATATTTAATTACTTCAGTGTCTAATCCTCTCCAAATAATTTGTCCTCTTACTTCTTTAGACATTTCAATATTTAAATATCTATGACATAAAGCTTTTAGGCTAACCCCACTATGATTTTTAATAAAGTCTGAAACAATAGGATTATAATATTCAAGATAAGCAGATTTTTGTTTAGAATTCATGTCTTCCCAATTATCACAGTTTTCTACTGTTTCACAATATGACATTATTATATCTTCATTAGCTCCTACCATAAAAGAAGGAAATCCTAAATAAAGTAACTGTTCTACTATCATAGTATCATAACAATTTCTTATTATAATACCATATTTAAACATAATTTTTATATCAAATTTAAGATTTTGGCCTATAATTAAACTATTCTCAATCTTATTTTTATATAAAGTTATATCTATAGTTGTAGCATCAATTACTAATTGAATACTCTTATCAATAGTTCCTAATTGTAATGATAAACATTTACAAATATGGGGGTCTAACCCTGTAGTTTCAGTATCTAATTGAAGAATCTTTTCATTTTTAATTAAATTTAAAGATTCTTCAACAGATACTATATGATATTCAGGATTTTCAAATAATTCTTTTTCATTTGTTACCTTATAAATCATATTAGTATTTCATTTTATTTTTTAGGATAGGCTATCATATTATAATAATCTAGGATATATTTATATTTATTAAAGAAAGAAGACCCTAATATACCATGTAATTGTATTCCAGTATTTTGTTTAATAACACCAAAAGTATTAGACATATCAAGTTTTAAAGCATCTACAACAAATTCTTTATCCTTATAAAATAAATTAAGTTCTATTAATTCTGTTTGTTGAGTCCCACCTATTCCTGTAAGATTAGCACATTCATTTTCTATATTTTTATAATTTAAAATTGTATAATTACTATCAATCATATTATCAGTAGAACCTGTATCTAAAAGAAAATGTATTTTATTGTTTCCTTGATACATTGTAACAATAGGTAAATTAGCTAAATCTAAGCTTTCTTTAAAGGACATAGCATAATTTGGTGACTTTTTAAATAATCTATAATCATAAGAAATTTTACAAAGAAATACAATTATAAAAATTGTTACAATGATACAAATATACATAAGCATTAATATTAGTTTTTAAAATTAAACATTAATATAGGAGAAAATATTTATTTTCTCCTATATTTTAAAATTTTATTAAATATTATTTAATCTCCAGTACTTCCAATACCTCCTCTATTTATTTTACTAAGATTATTTACTTGTACTAGTTCAATCTTATTACTAAATAGCCATTTAATTTTTTGCCAAACAGTAGCTTTTTGACTTAATTGTACCCTAAATTGAGCAATTCTAGTACCAGCTTTAATTGTAGTATGTCTTAAAGTAAATACAGGTAATTTCCATTCATCATCATTACCACAATAAGTATTATCAATAACACCATAAGCATTAGCTTGTACAATACCCCATTTATAAGGAGTACTACTTCTTACTACTGTTACTGCTTCTAATCCTTTAGGTAATTTCATAGCTACTCCTAAAGGTAATATGGTGATAGGAAGTTCTACATTTCTAACTCTTGAATGTACACCATGTTTATTTGTTATTTCTTTTAATGTGCCACTTTGAGGAGCAGCAAGTTCTACATCTTCAGCTAAAGATAAATCAATCCAATCACCCTTGCCGATAATTTTAGGCATTGTTGTGTTTTTACCTAAAAGTTTTACTTTAATTTTCATAATAAATTTTTAATATTGAGTTGAACTTTTAAAATTTAAATTTAATTCTTGATTTTTTACAATCATATACTCACAATTATTTAGACTATAATGTTTCTCAATCCAATCTTCTTCTGAAATATTTTGTTCTTTAAAATCAATTATATCAACACTACAATCTTCATAATTTAATATTACTATTTTAGTCATTACTAAATCCTTATATTTTGAAACTTTTTTGTTATATTTTTGGTTTATTTTTGCAAAAGTACTACTTTCTTTTCTTTTAAAGATTGTTTTACATCAATAATTCTTTGATTAGAGCTGCCTCTCCAATAAAGATTTAAATCCTTTTTAGATTCTTCAAATTTACCATCAATAAGAACATCAATATAATCAAGAATTTTAGGTTCTTTTCTCAATATGTCTTCATAAAGATAACCAGTCCATAACCATACAGGTTTTTTTGATTTTTTACATATTGATAATAAATAATATAATTGATTAATACTATTTTCTACAAAAGAATTTGGGTAATCTAAATTATCATTCATTCTCCAATATAAAGGGTCTCCTCCTAAAATAGAAATACCATCAATTTTAGGATTATTGACACATTTAGTTATATTATCAATTACATTAATAAATTTAGGACCTTCTATAGGATTCCATGTTTGAGTAGACCAACAATTTTTACAATGATTATTGCAACCTGCAAGCCAGATACTACATCTTACTCCAGGGCCATTAACTACATCATATTGTTTAAATTTTATTATATGTAACATTAGAGTGAGCATTTATAATTGTTCCATTAAATGTTGAATAATATCTTTTTTATTTAAATAAAAATCTTTTTTTATTTTATCAGCATCTATAGTATACATTGTTTGACCTCTTTCACTTACTATATCATAACTTATATTTAATTTCTCTATATTTCCATCATCAGTAAAAATAAGATGAATTTTAGAAATAGAATAGGATAATATATCTCCTAAAGAATTTACTTTATACAATTTAGTACCTACATTATAAGTAGTATCAAAGGTATATTCCATAATAATTGCATTAAAATAGCCAGTATTTCTACTGGCTAAAATTATTAAAAATGTTTTACACGATTATTTATATCTGCTATTCTTCCTTTAGAAATACCATTTGAAATAACACCTAAATAACCACATAATCTTAGTGTATAATATAGCTTTTTTTGATTAGTTTCACCACAATTAGGACAAGTCATTTTACCATTATTATTTAATTGTAGCTCTCCTTCATATCCACAACTATAACATACACCACAAGAAGTAGTATTTAATTCACAATACATCATGTTATCATATATACATTTCATGATATTGAGTACTGCTTCTGTATTTTTACGTATATCAGGCATTTCACAATAACTTATACACAATTTTTACTTTTTAATTTATTAACTACATACTCTTTGATAGATAAAAACTGATATTTTTTAATTTTACTTTTAATAAGTTCTTCTTTTTTCTTTTGTTCAGAAGTATTTTGAAATTCTTTAAATAAAATTTTCTCAGCAATATATCTAGCACATACAGCTTCTTCAATAGTGTGCCATCTACATAAGTGTATTCTTTTTTTATTAAATCCAATTTCTGATGTCCATTGATATCTTGATTTATCAAAAGAAACTCCAATATAATCAGTGGTATTATTAGACATAAATGTTTTATTACAAACATTTTCAGATTGTTTACAAATACGTAGATTAGACCTACAATTATTTAAAGGATTACCATCAATATAGTCAACAACTTCATCATCTTTTGGATTTAATAATATTCTGTGGAGCCATGTTGTTGGATTTGTTTTTGTGCAGTTCCCTGTAACAATATATCCTTTTGAACTTAATCTCCACTTTTTATATTTAATTAAATCAATATCTGATTTATCTACTGTAAATTCTGTAACTTTTTCATTTCGTTGATTATATACATTAAATGTTGCAACATTATCTTTAATTATATAATCATTAAAATCGTTATTAGTTCTAGGATTATTGTCTAGAGGTTGACCATATTTATTTATTTGATGCATATGTTTAGAACATATATCTTTATAGCCTTTTAAACTATATAATTTTGTATTTTCTCGATTACATATACTGCATGTACCTATTTTTATTGTATGTGACATAAATTAAAAATTAAAATTAGACTATATCTTCTTAGTAGCGGAATCCGCCTTTTAAGCTGTGCGCTTGGAATAGGTAATCACTTCCTATCCTACAGGGCTACACTCATCACCCTTAGTCGTTACACCTTCAAGAATTTAAAATTCAAGCTTGGCACGGTATTATCAAAAAGACTTCACCGTTAGCTATTTTATAAAAATAACACCTTTGATTAAAAGTTCACACAGTTTTAGGAAGCTGTATTACCAACCTCCTGATGAATATTTTTGAAAAGGAGCTTCAAATTCTATTTTTGAATACCCATCAATTTTATATTCTACAGGTATATGATAGCTATTAGTTATATAATCTCTATCATTTACATGTTTTTCTATAGGAAATTGCTTTATTGCATTAGCAAATTTAGTAGTAGTATTTTCTGCAGGAGTACCATATAAGGATAAAGCTAAATTATATTTTTCTTTATTCATATTAGTTCTATCATACATATGTTTTAGTATATCAAGACCTAATTTTTGTCCTTCTTTAGTACCATATTCTTTTCCAAAATGATATACACATTCTGCAATTCCCATATAACCAATAGATGCAGAACAATATCTATCTTTTATTACTTCTTTAATTTTAGTACCTAATGGAACTCTACTAAAGCCACCATAACACCAAAGTAAAGGAGCAACATCAACTTTAGTTTCACCTATTGTTTGATAAACTTTATATTGTTCTGATGAAATTAAATCAATCATATCATCTAACTTACTTAAAAAATCATTATAATCTTTAGATTCTAATGCTAAGTAAGGTAAATTAATTGACATAACTCCAATGTTTTGTCTACCCCAGAATTTATACTTGCCATCTTTGTCTTTCCAAGGATGAAGGAAGCTTCTGCAACCCATTGAGGGAAAAACATTTCCTTCTTTATATTTCTTCATAATTTTTGCTGAAATATAATCGGGAACCATTCTTTTACAAGTACATTCTGCTGCAAGTTTAGTTACATCATAATATTTAGTATTAGGATTAATATTATCTTCATCTAAAACATAGATTATTTTAGGAAAAGCAGGATTAATATTATTACCATTAGGACCTTCCATTCCCTTAATTCTTTGTTTTAGTAATTCTTTAATTAAAGTTACATTTTCTTCAAGATATTCTTCATTTTCATGTATATAACAAAATATTGTAATAAAAGGACTTTGACCATTACTTGAATGCATACTATTAAGCTGATAAAGAAGGGTTTGAATGCTGTCACTTATTTCTTTATTTAATAGTTCATTCGCCATTCTTTTCTTATCTTCTTTTGATATATAAGGAAAAGCACTAAGAAATGTTTTATAAAAATTCTTACTAATTCTTACAAAAGGAGCTAAATGAGATGTTGTAATACTAATACCCACCACAATATAATTTGTATTTTATATTATGGCAGACTATTTCTTACAGAAATTGATATTTTTCTGTGAACACGTTTCCATTAAATTAATTTAATGTACTCTCTTTCGAGATAGTCGTTACAATTATACTAATTTTTTAATAATTTTAATATTATATTTTTCAGGAGTTTCTAAATATCGTCTTATTTGCGTTTCAGACTTATTTATAAATCTTGCAAAAGCTGCAACTGTTTTAAATGTAAATTTATTTTTATAAACAATAATAAATTTACCTCTTATACCTTTATTTATTTTTCTATTTAATATTCTATAAGAATGTAAATTATTATCAGATTGTGATACCCATTCTAAATTAGAAAAATCATTATTTTGTACATTTCCATCTTTATGGTTTATAGTATTATTGATTTTACTATAACCATTACAAAAATTAAAGCCTACTAATCTAGCAACCTGTAAATTTTCTTTTTTATTATTATTACATAAAGTTACATAAAGTCTATTGTTTTTTTGATTAACATTTAACGATAATAGATAAAATTTATTATAACCTGTAGCTAAATGTTTAACTCTACCTTTATTAGATATTTCATATTCTTCATATCCTAATATAGGTTTCCATACTTCACCTTCTAATGGTTGAATTTCATAATTTCTATTACTTTTTTGTATAAAATTATTTATTCTATTAACATGTTGTTGTTTTAATCTTTCTTTATATTCTTCTACAGCTTTTACTAAATCATTATCTAATTTATAAAGATATTGTATTTTAATATAAGATATTTTAATTTCAGTAGAAATATCTTTTAATGAAATATTATTTTTTAATCTTGATAAAATTAATGATTTATATTTA